GTACAGCGTATTCAGTTGCATTACAGATAGACGAAGTGATATTTGTTTATATAAGCCGAGACATACTTGATATGAAATCATTTATGTTTGTACCTACAGATGAAATGAAACAGGCGCTGGTAGGTAGAATAACAGAATGTGATGGGTATGTTAAGAAAAAGAAGGCACCACCAAAGCCTGAAGATGTTACCAAGAAAACTTGTGCCTATTGTCCGTTTAAGAGTGAGTGTGAGAAAGATGGCTAAGAACAGAGGCAAGCAATTTGAAAATCAAATAGAAGGAGCATTTTTAAAAGTTTCCGGAGTAAGCATAGATAGACTACACGACCAAACAACCGGATATATTGGTAGTTCTAATATATGTGATTTTATTGTTTATAAAAAACCATATGAATATTATATAGAGTGCAAATCAGTTCACGGTAATACATTGAGTATCCATAGTATACCTAAGCCTGATAAGAAAGGAATATTGCATGGCTTCTATGGTAATATTTCGGATAAGCAATGGGAAGGCTTATTGGAAAAATCAAAGATACCGGGAGTAACAGCTGGTGTAATGTGCTGGTGGGTAGATAAAGATGTAACAAGATTTATCCCGATACAGGTATTAGATGCATTGCGCAACACCTATGGACAGAAAAGTATCCGATACGATTTAATTTTTCATCATACAGATAGTCCACAGATAATTAATCTTGGAGGATATAAACGAAGAGTATTTTTTGATTACGATATGGAAGAGTTTTTTAATACCATTGAAAATGATAGGAGGCAGAAATGAAAGATATACAGAAGCAGGTTGAGCAGAATGCGAGACAACTTGATAAAATAGTAGATGATATCATTCAGCCTTATTGTAAAGATTTAGATGAGTATGTGCTATTTATTAAAGATTGTTTGCATGATGGAGAGACACCAGCTACAACACAAGAACTTGAAGACTTTTGTATGAATCTATCAACCTACATTTATTTTGCAAGTGGTATGACAGAAGCACTTGGTATAAGAGACGATATAGCAAAAGCTGTTTATAAGGAGATGTATAACAGTACCAGAGATAGTTTGGATAAAGGTACAGTAGCAGATAAGAATACATTAGCTGAATTAGCAAGTCAGGAAGAAGCGTTAATATCGGCAGCATATACCCGCGCATATAAGATGATGAAGAATAAAGTAGAGAATGCGCAAGAGTTGTTAGGTAGTTGTAAGAAAGTACTATCACATAGAATAACAGAAGAAGAACTGACAAATTTTAATGGAGGTAGATAATGGGAAGCAAACTTGATGAAATAATGAAGAAGGTTAATAAGGATGTAAAGGAAGAAGCATTCACAAAAGGCATGCCGGTTTATGAATACGAAAAAGTTCCTTTTACAAGTCCAAAGATGAATTGGATAACTTATGGTGGACTTCCACTTGGTAGGCTGGTAGAGTTTTATGGAGAGGAAGGTGGAGGCAAAACAACCACTTCACTTGATGTAGTCGCTAATCTTCAGAATATGTATCCAGATAGAGAGATATTATATGTTGATTTGGAAAACACACTTGATATAGATTGGGCAACAAAGATAGGAGTAGATGTTAACGCTATAAATTTATATCAGCCTAAAACAGAATCGGCAGAGTATGTTCTACAAGTTATTAAAGATGCAGTAGCAACCGGAGAAGTTGGACTATGGGTATTAGACAGCGTACCTTGTTTAACTGCAGAAAAAGATTTGGGTAAAGATTTGACTGATGATGCAAGGGTAGGTGGTGTGTCTGGATTAATGACACGCTTTTGTCGTGAGATAGTTGGACCGTGCGCAAAGAATAATTGCATGGGAATTATTATTAACCAGATAAGAGATAAAATTGGTTCAACTGTTCCGGGACAGACAACAACACCTGGTGGAAGAGCATTGAAGCATTTTTGCACAACACGAATTGAATTTATGAAAGGTGAATATCTTGATGAGAATGGAAAGCATCTTTCAAGACGAGCAGGTGAACCTAATTCACAAAAGATAATGGTTAATATGGTTAAGACAAAATTCTGTAGACCGGATAGGCATGTTGGACAATACACCATTAATTATGATTTAGGTATAGACTACATAACTGATTTGATTGAACAGGCTATGTATTTTGAGATAGTGCAGAAGTCTGGAGCATGGTTTACCCTTGTAAATCCTAGCACTGGTGAGGTTTTAAAGGATAAAATACAAGGGCAGAACAATGTACATAAATTGCTTGATGAAGATGAGAATTTAATGCAAGAAGTTGAAAAACTTGTTGAAGAGAAGATGCAAGAATCATAAGTAGATTAAGGGTTTGATAGTAGCAAAAATTATAAAAGATAGGATATATAAGGGTTTGATAACCACTGATTTTCAAGAATGTAGGAAAATCAACGGTTTGATAACCCTTAAAATTTATCAAAAAAGATGTTGACTATGCCCTAAATGTGTTATATTATATTTATGAAGGTACGGAACACAAGTTAATACGGTAGGTAGACGACATAGTCGGTTACTTATTGGAAAGCCAGATACCGTACAAACTCGAAAAACTCACAACACTTTACAGGAGGCAACATTATGGCAAGACAGAACGAAGAACTCAACAAGGCGATTTGGAAGGTATTACAGGTAAAGTTTAAGAAAGACGCTCCCGAAGCATTTAAGATGGTGCAGGAAGCAGGTTACGAAGTAATGAAGGGTGGACAGGGTCAGTGGATTGTAAAGAACCCACATACCCGTAAGATGATAGATATTCAGGATACTTGTAGAGGAACAGTTTTATATCACGGCAACTATCAAACCCAGGTTAGAGTGATTGCTAAATATGGTTATAAGACTGTTGATAATTGGACAATAGTTGGACAGAAGTTCGACTTTGTGAATTGCCTTAAGACACCAATGAATAGAGATTATTATGACGCACTTGATGTTCAGTGTAGACAGAGTGAATCCATAATGAATTATGATAGACTTAAATCTGCGAAGTGGTCAATAGATTATGATGAGCGTGAGATAGCGCGACTTCAGAAGGAAGTTGAAAAGCTTCAGAAGGACATCGCAAGGCGTTATGAGGCCAAGGTAAACGATTTAATGCACTTAAATAATGTTCGCAGAGAGCTTGGACTTGCATAAGGAGGGGACAGAGATGGCAGTAATGGCAAGATGGGCGAATGGAGTTCCCGTAACTGAAGACGAGGCAACCGAAGTACTCATGTGGTACTTCGGGGAGGATGCGAAGAGCGCAAGGGCAGATTTGTTTTGTATAACCAAAGAGAGATTACAGGAAGCGGTAGACTATTACTTGGCAAAGGAGGACGAAAGATGAAACTGATAGATTTGTTAGCTATATGCAACGAGAATGTGCATATGACAGTATGCGACACTGACGATAACCTGTTAGCTGTATACGATGGTAAGAATAGCATTGATGAGAAGTACAATAATTGCAATGTACTTGGTATAGGTGGTAGAAGCAACAGCAGATACGAAGCAATCGATGTTATAGTGGAGGTAGAGTGATGAGGTTTTACTGTACTGACTGTGGTAGATATTTTGATGATGAAGAAGCAGATTATCGTCAAGAGTGTGTAGGTGAGTTTTGGGGTACACCAGCATATGAAACTTTTATGATGTGCCCTCACTGTAGAAGTGAAGAGTGGATTGATGAAGATGATGTAGACTTTCCAGAGGAGGAAGATGAAGATGGCAACATTTAAAGCAGCTGATGTTTCGAATTATGATAGACAGTCCAAAATACAGGAAGTTGATATTCTTGTAAACAGGATAAGCAATAAGCTTGATGTTTGTAAATACGCAGCAGAGAAGCTTGATACAGAAGAAGTAGGTTTTATGATAGTAGCATTGCGCAAAGCATTAGCGGAGATTGGGATATGATTACAATGTTACAGAATTGGAAAGGCCCGGTAGAGATAAATGGACAGAGATATGATAATATAACCGCGTTTATTTCGGGCAACAATGCACTTTCCGGAAAGATTAGTATAAAACTATGCCCGGAAGTGGAAACGACGGTAAATGAGGCTGAAAAATGCGATACAGATAGGGAATATCGTATAACTGTTAAGCAGTATATGACAAAACCATCGGAACCAGGCTTTGATTTTATGGCTAAATGGAATAATGATGTACCAATGCCTATGGTAACAATGAGAGGAACTGTTGTGAAAGAAACCCGTGGTATGGTTTACATGAAATTGAAAGGAGTTGGTGAGAAAACTTGTTATTGCTTAAGATGTGGTAGAAAGTTAGATAGTCCTATTAGCAAGTATTATGGTATAGGTCCCGATTGTATGGTAAAGCTTGGTATGGCGAGGGACATTGAAGATGTAGACGGCATTAAGAAAGATTTACAGGAAATTGAATGGGAAGGTTGGATAATTAAATCAGCGATTAAAGAGCAGGAGGAAGTATGAAGCAGTATGTAGTCATAAACGAACAGTCAAGCGGTTTAATCTTTTGTATAGGCATATTTGATGATTATAGAACTGCAATCGGTGAGGTGATGATGCAGATATGGGAGTTCAAAGATAGTTACCAGAAGGAGGATGATACATTTAAAGTGACTGAGCCATATGATTTGGAAGGTGAGAATGGAGTAGGTTTTGCCGTAACTTATAAAGCCGGAAGTTGGAAAGCAGCTTTTAAAGACTATTATTTCATTATTGAAGGAGTTAAGGAGGATAAGAAATGAGTAGAGGTTGGCAGAAGAGTGGTTTGGTGTATGGTGAGAAGTTGAGAGTACCAAGTTTGTTATTTGTAGAAGGAATAAGAGCGCAGGATAGATTGCAAGGTGCCTACTACATAGGAGAATCAGAGACCGGAATATATATCGATTGTGTATTCACTCCTGGTGTGTGTACAATGGACACAAGTTCGTGGCATTACAGAATGATGATACCTTGGGCAAGTATATGGTGCGGACATATAAAACTTTACAGAGATGATGATTCAATGGTAAACGCAAGAAGGGCAAGAGGTGCAAGAGTACGATGAGAATTTTTGTAAATATAGTAGCAACAATAGTGATAGCATTATGTACAGTTATAATGTGTTATGGTTCTTATAAGTCTCACGATTATTCAATGGGAACGAAACCATTAGATGAATATGTAAAACCAGTGATGATTGAAATGCCCGAACCAGAAATAATCATTCCAGAAGTTCCTATAATAAGATACGCATATTATTATAGCCCGAGCATTGAGGAACAAGAATTGCTAAAAAAGATAGCGATGGCAGAGGCAAGCGGGGAAGGTGCAGAAGGAATGGCGTTAGTGATGAGAGTAGTTATCAATCGTTCATTAAATTCCGGAGATACTATAAAAGAAACTATATACAGTCCGGGACAGTTCCATACACCAGGTATGAATCAAATACCGTCAGAGAAATGCGAAGAAGCAATGCAGATGATTATTGATGGATGGGATGAGTCACAAGGAGCAACATATTTCAATGGTGGTGGGTATCGTAGAGGAAAAGAAGCATTATTTCAATATGGAGGTCATTATTTTAGCAAATGAGATACACCAAACGCACTAGATTAAGTTTATTTAGAAGGGTACTAACAATGTGGTATAGAGCACAACGTAATCTAAACATTTATAATCTTGACGGTAAGGAAAGACAGAATGCAAATGAAAAGTTAAGAAGACAAAGAGATGAACTTATGAAAGAGTGGGAAGAATTAGAATGAGTGATTATATAAGCAGAGAAGAAGCATTAAAACCATATATGAAATTAAACGATTCAGATGTTGTATCAGTTTATCTTATTAAGAAAAATCTTATGGAACAAGATTCCGTAGATGTAAGCGAGAATATAAACGACATAAGATTCATTCCCGAAAATGCAGATATCAGGGGATATACAAATACTTTCAGATGTTCTAATTGTGGAGAATATATTTACACTCATCATTTAGTAAAAGATGTGGATTATGAATTTTGTCCGTGGTGCGGAGGTAAAGCCGAATGAATAACGTTAAACCTTTATGGAAGTGTGAACATTGTGGAAAGTTAGTGCCTTATATGTGCCACTTCTGTGTTGATTGCACATATAAATTACTCGGAGAGCCACCTAAACCATATACACCTAAAAACATTGCACTTACTAACTATTATGATACGCATTACAGACCACCACACAATGAGGGCATATCAAATGAATAACTTTGATTGGGGATTCAATATCGGCAGATTTTTTGTAGCGTGGATAATCAATGATTTGTTTTGCGGTATCGGGATAAGGATAGGTAAAGAAGAAATATCAAACGGATATGTCTATCACTTAACTATTCAGATAGGTTACGGACAGTTGAGCATAGGAATACAGGGAAAGTGAGATAAAAGATGAAAAAAGATGATTTAAACTTTGTAAGGCAAATATGGTGCTTAATTGGTTTCTTTATCGGAGTCTTTTTCACTTGTATTTTGCTTTACTTTATGAGTTAAAGACAGAAAGGCAGAAAGTGAGGAATAAATGAAACTAATAATTGATATACACGAAGAACAGTATGAATTTATAAAACAAGGTATGTCCATAGATAAAGTTGTGCAATTTCCTGCACTTATGGAAGCAATCTGCGAACATATCGCCTGTGGAATACCACTTAATGATGTAAAGACTAAGATAGAAACCAATTTAAGTCGGGATATGTTTGACAAGTGGGGAAACGAAACAAGGCTACACAAAGAACTTATGGAGATTCTTGACAACATAGGCAAGGTGGAAAGTGAGAATAAGGAATGATCATAACAAGGTATGACGGAGTGGCTATATTGCCAAAGCGTTGTGATAGATGTAATCGTCTGTTTTGGTTAGAGCCGTACGATGTTTATTATAAAGAAGTAGGAATAGGACATTATTCACTTAAACAAATTGAGTGCAGAGAGTGTATGAAATGTGCAGATATGAGAAAGGAGAATAACTGATGTATGAGGTAGGTGGCGATGTAACACTGAACGCAAAGATAACAGGAATAACCGCATCCGGAAATTTGATAGTTAAATTAAATAGTGGAATGACATTCCTTGTAAAACCAACAGATATAAATACTTATACTCCACCTATTGTAGTTGGCGAAGACCGGAGGAAAGGCAATTGATAGTACAAATATCATTAGTTCCTATCGTAGCAATAATATTTTTAATTTGTTTTGCAATTTGGTGGGAAAGAGAGGATAAGAAATGAAGGTATTTATAACATATAAACCTATTGAAGTTAGCACTGCTCAAGGATATGCGGTAGCGGTTACAAAAGTATATTCAAGTTTTGATAAATCGGAAATGGATGAGCTTGAGAAATACCTATCGGAAAATATAAAGAGTGGCTTAAGTTTTGATGCTCAAATAAATCATAATTTCGTAAACGAATTAAATGAGCACATCACTATTTGAAAGGAAATTAAATGGTAACAATACTACAATCTAATGTACCAAGATGTCCGAAGTGTGCTGGTATGATGTTTGATAGAAAGCAAGATGATAAATTGTATAAGATATGTCATGATTGTTTACAACCGTACCAGGTAATAAATGAAGGACAAGCAGAGATAGAATTAACCATATCTGATAGTAAGGTAGAAAAGGAAGAATAGTGTTTATTTTCTCTCTTTAATCTGTTATAATAAAAGGGAGGTGACACTATGGAAGAATTAACATTAGCGACTGAACTTCTACATGAAGTTAAAGCAAGTGCAAGAAGATGGTTTGTTGCATTTTGCATAATGGTTGTATTAGAAGTGATAACAATAGCAGGTTTTATGTGGTACATCACATTACCTACAGAAGAATATACATACGAACAGGAAGCAACAGATGATAGCGTTAATGTTATCAACGGAGATGTAAGATATGGCAGCGAGACAGAGAGTCACATACCGTAGAAGGGCTATAAGAAGGCGTAGAAGATAAATGGCTAAAGCGTTTGGCCCACAGATTAAAAAATTACAAAGAGCGATTAATGACAGCTTCAATGCTAAAATACTTATCAACAAGACTCAGTTTTACAGTGATAAGACAGAAAAAGCAGTGGAGCTGATAGTCATAAAAAAAGCAGTCTGGGATAATGATAAGCAGAAGTACAAGAATATAGAATTGTTCAGTAGCGCATCAGATGTCCAGATTGTTTTATGGTTAAGGGATTATTGGTATGAGCTTAATGGTTGGGAAATACCAACCGATAATGAACAATGGAATGAAGCAAAAGCAAAGTATGAAGAAAGGAAGTTAAGATAATGGCTAATAAAGAACCAGTATCATGGATAACTGTACACGGAGCAAGAGTACCTATATTTGCAGACGGTAGTGTTGGTGGACCTAAAGCATTAAGAGAAGCAGCAAAGAAACAGATAGAAAAGAATAAAGAAGCAAATAAGAATTTTGCTAAAAAGTATGCGAAGATGACAGACCCCGATGACCCTAAATACCAGCCCGGACAAAAGACTGAAAAAGATAAAGAAATGGAGAAGTTAGCTAAAGAGGCTGATGAAGATTCAAAGCAGTGGTGGGCTGATAGAAAGGCGAAGAAGGAAGCAGAAAAGAAAGATACTGATAATAAAGCTAAATCAAGTAAGCCTTCTCATTATAGCGACTCACAATTAAAGGATGAAGAGTTCCGTAAAAGTGCACTCAAAGAAATGAAAAGATATGAAGAAAATTGGAACGGAATGAGCGCACAAGACCGTAAGAATGTCGGTACATTAAAAGAAGTTCGTGAAAGAATTAAAGAACTTGAGAATTATGAAAAACAATCTAAATCATCTGCTGATAATAAAATAAGTAAGCAAATAAATAAAGACCTTGATACAAAAGAAAAACAAATAGCTCAAAGAAAAGCAGAAGTTGATAAACTGAATGGTAACGATACCAAGGTAACTAACGATTCAAAAGCAAAACAAGCACACGAGAAAGATAGAGATAACAAAAAGGATAATCGTAACAAATTACCACAGCATATAAATACTACAATAAATCCCGAGCACAAAGTATCCTATGCAAAGGTAAAAAAAGAAATCGATGATTATCCCGTAGGTACATATCTTAAGTATTCAACTAAAGGTAATATCAATGATGTTGGACCTAATACTTATGGAATGGTAAAAGTAGGACCTAATCATTGGGTATCATATGGTTCACTGACTGGCTATGGTAGTACCAGAATGACTTCACAGGATATCAAGGATAAAATGTATCAGCGAAAAGTAAAGAATATTGGTGTCAAGTTACCATAAGCAAGAAAGAAGAAATGATATGTGGCTACACAATAAGAAAACCGGAGCACTCTTTAATACTGATTGGATAAATGAAGATGCTCGTCGTAAAGAATCAAATATTCTTTATAATAAAGCCGAAAGCAATAAATTAACTTTTAAGGAAACCGGTGTATTGTCGGGTAATGATGTGAAAGAAGTTGATTCTAAAATCATTGAGCACAATAAAGAAGTATTAAAGACACTTGGTGATAAATTTCCACAAGTTCGTGATTATTTAGGTGAAAGTGGTTGTCAGCTAGATGTATTAGACCATTATCCAGAAGGCGATGAAGGGTCTGTAATGACTACCAAATTAACATATTCAAATGGACGAGTATTAACATCACAGATAGCTATTATAAATACACCTGAAAATGAGCATATATTTAAATCATTTGATAGTTTAAAACAGTATGAAGAACAAAGCTGTAATGAAAATGAAGCAGGTGTAAGATGGGGAATGCCTTGTGATAAAGATAAATATGGTAGTTATTTACTTTCTCACGAATACGGACACGCAGTAGTCAATTATATATTAGATAAGAATAATCGTGAGATATGGAAAGATGCGAAGAAATATTATGAGAGTTTTGAAAGTGCTGATAGGGCGTTAACAAGAGGAATGTATCAAAATTTTATCCGGGTAGCAAAGAAGAATGGTATAAAACTTGATATGTCACAGTTAAGTGCATATGGTATTGGAGCATTGGAAAAAGGACAGTATTCAGAGATATTAGCAGAAAGTTTTGCACATATGATGTGTAGTTCATCACCAAATTGCTGGGGACAAGTAATGCAGCTTTATTTAAAGGAGTTAAAATTATTATGACAACACAAATACCTTACTTTTTAACAAATAAAGAATGGTTTAAGATAGAATATAATAATAAAAATTTAACCGCGGAAATAAAGTTGACAGATAAAGCACCAAAAAAAGCAATAGATAGTTATAAAGAATATAAAAAGAAAGGAAGTAAATAATATTATGGCACAATCAAAACAGAATGAATTAAATACAAAACAGAAATCATTCTGTAGAGAATATGCTAAAACAGGTAATGGTAGACAGGCAGCGATAAAAGCTGGTTATTCAGAGCATACGGCGTGTATCACTGCAAGTAAACTACTAACCATTCCCAAGGTACAGAAAGAAATACAAAGATTGATGGAGAAGAAAGAGAAAAAGTCCATCATGGACTCACAAGAAGTGATGGAATGGTTTACCGCTATTGCAAGAGGTGAAGTAAAAGACCAATTTGGACTTGATGCATCACTGAATGACAGGCTTAAAGCGTTTCAGGAACTTGCCAAGCGTACAATAGATATAGATAATCGTATTAAAGGTGTACCAGATGGTAATATAACAATAAAGGTAGATTGGAAGAAAGATGAGTAAAGAAGAATGGGTCACAGTAAATGGTAAGCACATGCTTGTATCAGGTGGAAGTGGTAAAACCAAAAACACAAGTAAGCTTGATAATCTAAAGGCTATGAAGACAAAGGAAGAAAAGAAAAAGAAGAAGTAATTATTTAGCGGTATAGCCAAATTGATAAATATAAAGATAGCCGTGTAGTATAAAGGTTATTACGCTGGACTTTGACTCCAGCAATATAGGTTCGATTCCTATCACGGTTGGTGAGGGATGCTATACAGTACACAACATTATTCAACTACTGTTCTGTGAAGACCATTTTGTACCCCGAAGATAAAATTGTTCTTACTCCTAATATACTCAATGTATAGCATCCCTCTTAATAACGCAGGGTAGAGAAGTTCGGTCATCTCACTTGGCTCATAACCAAGAGAACGCAGGTTCAAATCCTGCCCCTGCTATTATGAGGTAATATATGCAGATTGATATTAAATTAAAAGATTGCATAATAGGTGACTTCTTTGATGTGTTAGATGATATTATGAATCATCGACATAGTAGGTACATATTTCCCGGAGGACGTGGTAGTACAAAGTCATCATTCATAGGCGGTATAGCAATACCGCTTTTACTTATATCTAATCCAGGTACTAACGCAGTATGCTTTCGTAAGATAGCTAATACAATACAAACAAGTATCTTTCCACAGGTGGTATGGGGCATTTACCAGCTGGGATTAGACGAGTATTTCCACATACCAAAGAATTACAGTACACCAATTGAATTCAAACCAACCGGGCAAAAGATATACTTCATGGGATTGGATGACCCAGACAAGGTTAAGTCAATAAAGGTAACAACAGGTTATATAGCAATAAACTGGTTTGAGGAGTTAGACCAATTTGCTGGTGAGAAAGAACTCCGTAAGGTAACGCAGTCAACAAAGCGTGGTGGTGAACTGTTTTGGGATTTCAGAAGTTTTAACCCTCCCATAAGCAAGAATAATTGGGCGAATGAATTGGTAGAAGAATATGAGATGAGACCTAAAAAGTCTACACTAATCATCCATAGTACATATCTACAAGTTCCACCACAGTGGCTTGGACCAGAGTTTATAGAGGAAGCAGAAGAACTTAAAGAGATAAATCCAAAAGCATACGACCATGAGTATATGGGTATTCCCGTAGGTACAGGTGGCGATGTATTTCAAAATGTTGAAGATATGGATATGACAAAGCCTGTACAGATAGTAGATAGGCAAGTGCCTTTGTATAAAACATTCGATGAGATATACAATGGTATTGACTGGGGATTTGCAAAAGACCCGTTTAGGTTTGTAAGAATGCATTTTGATAGAAAGCATCTAGACTTGTATATCTTTGATGAGTTTAGTACAGTAAAGACAAGGAACGAAGATGTCTTTAAAATACTATATGACGAGGATAAGAAGGTAAGCAGAGAAGAATTGGTAATAGCAGATAGCGCTGAACCTAAATCAGTAGCAGACTTCAAAGCATACGGAGCATTTATAAGAGAAGCACAAAAAGGACCAGATAGTGTACGATATGGTATTAAGTGGTTACAAGGATTAAGGCATATATACATAGACAAACGCAGATGTCCGGAGACATATAAAGAGTTTGTTAATTACGAATATGAACAGGACAGAGATGGTGAGTTTATAAGTGCGTATCCAGACGAGAATAACCACAGTATTGATGCGGTAAGATATGCAATGGAGAAATACGCGAACAGGAAAGGAAACTAATGAGCAGACAGGAAGATTTTATAAACGAGATAGCACCACTTGTCGTAGGGTGGAGGACAAAGTTTGGTTTTGGTGTACCATCAGCAATAATTGCTCAAGCGTGTATAGAAAGTGCGTATGGCACAAGTAATAAAGCACAATATCATAATTATTTTGGTTTGAAATATCGTGTAAATCGTGTGACTTGCTATTCAGATGTGTTTACAGATACAAGTTATGAATGGAAAGATGGACAGTATGTACCTATAATCACTCAGTGGTACGCATTCGCTGATATGAATTATGGAGTAGAAGGATATTATCAGTTCATTCAAAATGGACCTTATGCAGAAGCAAGAAAACAAACTACTCCGGAAGGATATCTTCAGGCATTATGGGAAGCTATTTATGCAACGGGACCTAACTATGTTGCAAATAATATGGCAGTAATTGAAAAATATAATTTAACAAGATTTGATGGAGGTGTTCCTATGTACACGAATAGTCCTTTGGTTGTTTACACTGATTTATCACCTGGTAACTATGGACCGAGAAAGTGTATTGATACGATTACGATACATCATATGGCCGGTAATTTATCAGTAGAAACTTGTGGTAAACTGTTCCATAAGAAAAAAGGTAATTCCAACTATGGTATAGGTTCTGATGGTAGAATAGCACTTTATGTAGAAGAGAAGAATGGAGCATGGACAAGTTCAAATAAAGCAAATGACATGCGCGCAATAACCATAGAAGTTGCAAACGAGATATGCGCACCTTATTGGACGGTATCAAGCACAGCCATGAACAATCTTATAGCACTTATAACTGATATATGTCAGCGTAATGGTATTAAACAGTTAATATGGTCAAACAATAAGAGTGATAGAATAAATCATGTTAATGGTTGTAATATGACGATGCACAAAGACTTCGCTGCTACGGCTTGTCCCGGACCTTTCCTTGAACAATGCATGCCTAATATTGCAGCTTGGGTAAATTTAAATCTTAATGGTGGGGTAACACCTACACCAAGTTCTGGTTATATCATCAATGGAGTAGATTATAGTCCGGTATTCAATCCTACATACTATTCAGATAGATATGATGATTTAAGAGTAGCGTATGGAACGGACGCAAACGGACTTTGGAATCACTTCCAGATGTTTGGTATGAATGAACATAGACAGGCAAGTGCAAACTTTAATCCAGAAGCATATAGAAGTAGATATACTGATTTGGATAATGTATATGGAGATGATTGGCCGATGTATTATTACCATTATTGCGTATTTGGTAAAAACGAAGGAAGGGAAGCAACTTGAAATATATAATCATGTGCGGTGGTAAGTATGGCGGGTGGAAAACACCACGCCAGCTTACTCCTATAAACGGAGAACCAATAGTACAGAGAACGATACGCTTATTACAACACTATGGAATAGATGATATCGCGATAAGTACAAATAATGATGGTTTCGATGATTTTGGTGTAGAAATATTACATCACGATAATGCTTTTGGTACAGTTAAGGAAGCATATTGGCTTGATGCATTTTATCCAACAGATGAAGCAGTATGTTATATCTTTGGTGATGTAGTCTTTACCAAACAGGCAATAAAAACTATAATAGACACAGAGACAAAAGATATAGAGTTTTTTGCAAGTGCTCCTCCTTTCGCTCCCGAATATCCAAAGAAGTGGGCAGAACCATTCGCATTTAAAGTGGTAAATCAAAATCACTTTAAACAAGCAATAGCAGAAGCAAAGATGTATTTTAATCGTGGGTTGTTTAGACGAATGCCTATTGCGTGGGAGTTATGGCAGGTGATAAAAGACACACCGCGAAATAAGATAGATTATACGAATTATACCGTAATCAATGATAGCACTTGTGATATAGATACAGTACGGGATGCAGATAGATGGCAGAATACTTAATACATGCATATCCAAAAAGAATGTGGTATGTAGAACAATATTTAATTCCATCAATGATAGCACAAGGTATTGATAACACGTCTATCAGCGTCTACAATGACGTTTCGGGAGAAGGTAACTTAATTAGTTGTATGAAAGCCTTTGCGAGTGTTGTAGACGATGATAGAGGGACTTGGCACTTGCAAGACGATGTAATTATTTGCAAAGACTTTAAACAGAGAACAGAAGAGTATGATGAAGGCATTGTTTGTGGTTTTAGCAGTTTAAAATATGATGGTGATATTGAAGACAGAAAAGGATATGTGAATAGAAATAAATTATGGTTTTCATTTCCTTGTATCCGGATACCAAATAAATGGGCAAGAGAATGTTCTGAATGGGTAATGACATACATCATAGGCAATCCGGTATATGAGAGATATTGGAAGCAGAGATGTAATGATGATTGGTGTTTTAGAACTTGGTTAGAATATGCGCATCCGGATTGTAAAGGATTGAATATAACACCTTGCTTGGTGAATCACATTGATTATCTTATAGGTGGGAGAAGTATGTTGCAAGAACGGCAACATCCGGTAACTGCTCAATATTGGACAGATAATGATTTAGTGGAGGACTTAAGATGCCGGTTAGAAAAGTAAAAGGTGGCTACAAATGGGGTAGCAGAGGTAAGGTATATAAGAGTAAAGCAAAAGCGGCAAGACAGGGTAGAGCGATAAAAGCGAACCAGAAGAAGAGATAATCATTTAATTATACCATCAAATGTAGTATAATAACAGTAATGAGGAAAAGAAAATGTCACTGTGGTCAAGCATTGTTTCAAAGCTAAAGGAGATATTTAAAATGATTGGTGGGCGTACCATAGAGCAAACACTTCATGTCACTCCCATAATGTCATCGCAAATGGAACATGCGATTGAATTATGGTCAGATATGTATAAAGGAGAAGCATATTGGCTTAAAGAACCAACTGATGTGGACCCGGTAAGAGTTGTATCGCTTGGACTTCCTTCACTTATAGCAAGTGAAAAGGCAAGAACAGCATTACTTGAATTTCAAAGTGAGATAACAACACCTACAAAGGAAGTTGAAACGGAAAATCCTAACTACACCGAACCGGAAGAGGATGAATATGGTAATATTGTTCCTTCTATGGAGCCTAAAACCATTATCGAAGATAAGCCAGTCAGCAGTACAGACAGAGCTGAATACTTGAATGAGCAGTATAACAAGCTTAAGAAGCAACTTCGTAAACAGATAGAATACGGTATTGCTAAAGGTGGACTTGTTATCAAGCCTTATCTTGTAGCCAATCAAGTAGAAAAAACAGATAAGCAGAAAAATGTTAAAGCCGATTGGCAGATGGAATTTGATTTTATTCAGGCGGATAGTTTTTATCCTTTAGCATTTGATGCAAGTGGACAGATAACGGAAGCAGCATTTATACAAACACAAGTTGAAAAAGATGTTATCTTTAGAAGGCTTGAATATCATAAGTGGCAGAACAATAAGGTTACCATCATTAACAAGGCATTTAAGGCATCTACGAACACTAATCAAGGTGATATTACGGGACTTGATTTAGGACACGAGGTACCTTTATCAAGTGTAAACTCTTGGAAGGACTTAAAGGAAAAGGTTGAGATTAAGAATATACAGAAACCACTGTTTGCTTATTTCAAAATGCCTGAAGCTAATACAGTAGATACAAGCAGTCCACTCGGTGTATCAGGTTATAGCCGAGCAGTTAATCTTATAAAAGATGCAGATATGCAATATAGCAGACTGTTATGGGAATACGAAGCAGGCGAGATGGCTATTGATATAGACAGAGACGCAATGGCTTTTAAGAAGGACGGTAAAGGAAACGAGATAACCGTTAATCCAAAGATGCAAGCCAGACTGTTTAGAACTGTTGACTTGGGTGAGAGTGATACCTATCAACCTTATGCACCACAATTAAGAGACGCAGCATTTATACAAGGATTGAATACAATACTCATGCGTATAGAAGATGTGACCGGATTGAGCAGAGGCACACTTTCAGACGCAAGTGTAGAAGCAAAGACGGCAACTGAAATTAAAATACTTAAGCAGAGAAGTTATCAGACTAACGCAGACATACAGACAGCGATAGAAGATTGTTTGAAAGATGTTATATACATCATGAATGCTTATTGTGATTTGTATGAGATTACAAAACCCGGTGAATATGATACTTCATTTGAATGGGACGATAGTATAATTGTTGATGTTGATACTGAACTTGGTAAGAAGATAACACTTATGCAGAACGGTATTACAAGCAAGCTTGAGATAAGACAATGGTATTATGGTGAGACAGAAAGACAGGCGGAAGAAGCATTACAGAAAGTATCTCAAGAAGGCATGAACGATATGGAAAATGAAATGGTTATGAATTCTAATTTTAATGATAATAAACCATTTCCTAAAAAGAGTAATAAACCTAAAGATGAAAAGAAGGAGGATAAGAAAGAATGACAGTACGAGAGTTCCTCGCAACATTTAAATCAAACAAGACACAGGTAACAATTATAGATAATGATGTTGAGATTATAACATTTGAAGCATCCGGCTATGCGTGTCTTGAAGATACTATTGAATCAAGACAGATAAAAGAATGGTATATCAATAATCCTACACAGATAAAGATTAAATTATTGCCTGAAACGACTAATTAAGTATGTTATCAGAAAACGCACTTGAAAATTTAATGCAACCAATCATTGAGAGGCAGGAAGCCATCAGTAATTATGTGATTGAAGTTATAGCGAAGAGGGTAAGAGAAATTGGACATCTTTTACCCTCTGATGTCTATAAACTTGAAAGACTGTTAAAGTCCGGAGTTGATGTTAAAAAAATAAATGAGGAGTTAGCTCGGTTAACAGACTTGCAAGAGAAAGACATAAAGAAGCTGATAAAGGAAGTGGCGTTAGACAGTTATATCGACACCAAGCCTTACTTTGATTATCGTCTTAAGCCATTTATCCCATACGCAGAAAATAAAGCACTACAGACGGTGGTAAAAGCCGTAGAGAATGCGACATTAGGTACCTATAAAAATATGTCCAACGCACAAGCATTTATGATAAGGGATTTGAAGAATCCAAAAGTGCTTAAACCAACAAAGATAGCAAAGACTTATCAAACAGTTATAGATGAAGCGATACAAGCAAGTCAGAGTGGTGTGCTAGATTATAATGCTGCGATGCGTCGAACGATGAAGCAATTAGCAGACAGTGGTATTAGGTATGTAACCTATGATGCAGAAAGTGGCAGGCGTTATACACAAAGACTTGATACTGCTGTTAGGCGTAATTTAATGGATGGTATTCGGGCTATAAATCAAGGCGTTCAAGATGAAGTAGGTAAACAGTACGGAGCAGACGGAAAAGAAATTACTGTACACGCTATGTCAGCGCCAGACCATGAACCTATACAAGGACATCAGTTTACAAACGAAGAATATGATAAACTTCAAAACGGAGAACCTTTTGAAGACTTAACCGGAGAGAAGTTTGATGCGATAGATAGACCAATAGGTATGTGGAACTGTAAACACTTTACCTATTCAATTATCTGCGGTGTAAATAAACCAAACTTTACCAAGGCACAATTAAAGAAGTTAGCAGCAGAGAATAAAAAAGGCTACACAGATAAAAGTGGTAAGCATTACAGTAAATATGAATGCACACAGAAAATGCGAGAAATGGAAACAGAGATACGCAGACACAAGGATAGATATTTAGCCTTAAAAGAGTCTGGTGATGAAGATGGTATGAAAGAAGAAAAAGCGATTATAACCAAACTTCATAAACAGTATAAATCATTCTGCCAAGCATCAGGCATAACGCCACAAATGGGAAGGGCAAGAGTTCCCGGATATAAGTAAGAAAATTGGTAAAAAGATATTTACTTTTTTACCGTTTTACCGTATAATAAAGGTAATGAAAACATTCACTTGTTTTCTTCCGGAAGAGAAAGACAGTAGATAGGTTGCGCAACTCCTAATTTACTGTCTTTCTCATTTTTTTATAGGAGAAAATCATGGAAGGAATTATAGCAGCATTTGTGACAGCTGGTTTATCATTAATTGGTGTTATCATAACCAATATGAGAACAAGCCAATCAATTGAAAATAAGCTGACCACTGCACAAGCAGTAACTGATGCGAAAATAGATATGCTCGCAGAAGATGTCAAAAGACATAACAATTTCGCAGTAGAAGTACCTGTTATGAAACAACAGATAAATGATATCACTCGTAGAGTTGGTACTATTGAAGATGAGATAGAGGTGATAAGAAATGCTAGATAACAAAATTTATGATATTCTCAAATGGGTAGCAATGCTATTCCTTCCAGCACTTGCAACACTAATTAGCGTGGTATTCGCAGTATGGCATATCCCTTATGGTGATGAGATTTCAAAAACCATTATGGCATTAGATGCATTCCTTGGTGCATGCCTTGGAATTAGTCATATACAGTATAAAAAAGATAATAGCGCTGAATAATAGCGATATTAGATATAGATACTCCAGCGTAAAGAGATATAAAGAACGCACATTCGGTGGAAACTGTAATCCACAGATAAATATAACAGAGATAAAGAATGGAGGCAATTGAATGAAGGATTTGAAGGAACTTTTTGACCAGGCTGAAGGCGGAACACTTTCGTATGAACAGTTCATGGAACTGACGAAAAGCAACAATGTAAAGCTTGTTGACTTAAACGAAGGTGGATATGTTTCAAAAGCAAAGTTTGAATCAGAGCTTGAAGCAAAAGCAAAGGAAATTGAAACACTTAATGGAACGATTTCCGGACGCGATGGTGATTTGGAAGCACTCAGGAAGCAACTCGAGGAAGCAGGTACTGATGCTACAAAGCTTGGAGAACTGACAAGTCAGCTTGATGAGCTTAAAGGCAAGTATGATGCAGACACGAAGTCCTATAAGGAACAGCTTAAGAGGCAAGCTTATGAATTTGCGGTGAAGGAATATGCGAACACAAAGCAGTTCTCATCACAAGCAGCAAAAAGAGATTTCATTAATTCAATGATTGCAAAGCAGCTTAAGATGGAAGGTGATTCCATACTTGGCGCAGATGACTTCGTAGCACTTTATACAGAGAATAACGCAGATGCGTTTATGACAGCATCAGATTACGGCGATGATGATGGACCTGATTACGAAGCACCTGAAAGACCTCAATTTGTTAGTTCTACGCCGGGAGCAGAAGATTTACATACTCCCGACCCTACCGGAGGATTTTTAAGTGCGATGCACTTCACTCCGATACACCCTATGCCACAAGATTAATTATTTAAATGGAGGAAAAAAACTATGCCTACTTCTTATGTAGCACCTGCTAATAACGGCACGACCGGTACTTATAACGGTTCAACTGCTATTGGCGCACTTAACTATGCAACTGAGTACTCAAGAGCACTTTCACAGATGTTTCCTTATGTACTCAACTTTGGAGCACTTTACAGCACTCCTAACAACAATAGATATCGTTGGGTAAACGCAAAGACAATTGAAATCCCTTCAATCAGCACCACTGGTCGTGTTGACGCAGACAGAGATACCGTTGCATTTGCACAGCGTAATTATGACAATGCGTGGGAGACCAAAACTCTTCGTAATGAGAGAAAGTGGTCAACTCTTGTACATCCTATGGACATTGACCAGACCAATATGGTATCCACCATTGCTAACATTACCCAGGTATTCAACGATGAGCAGAAGTTCCCTGAAATGGATGCATATCTTATTTCAACACTTTATGCTGATTGGCTTACTACTACTAATCCCAGAACTGGTGAGCAGCACACCGCTGATACCACTGCACTTACCGTTCAGAACATCCTTGGTGTATTTGACCAGATGATGCTTAAGATGGACAATGCAATGGTTCCTGCTAACGGCAGAATCCTTTATGTAACTCATGAGGTTAATGTACTCCTCAAGGAAGCACAAGGACTTACCAGAAGCATTGATGTTAGCTCCGGACCTAATGCAATTGACAGACGTGTAAACAGACTTGACCAGGTAACTATTGTACCTGTTCCTGCAACACTTATGAAGACTGCTTATGATTTTACCATGGGATGGGCTCCTAAATCAAATGCAAGTCAGGTTAATATGTTCCTTGTACATCCTAATGCAGTTATCACTCCTGTTAGCTACACCTTTAGTAGACTTGATGCTCCTAACGCACTCAGTGAAGGAAAGTATGTTTACTATGAAGAGAGCTTTGAGGACGCATTTGTACTTAACAAGAAGAGCGATGCACTTCAGTTCAATGTGACTGCTGGTGGAACTACTACTTGATAAGGAGACGTTATGGCAGAAACAGTAACGGTAAGAAGAGGCGGTAGTTATCTAACTATTCCAAGATTGGCGGTAGACAGATATATCGCGAAAGGATATGATGTTGTTGACGAAGCCGGTAATGTTATAGAAGCAAGCATTCCTAATGATATAAATATCCTTAAACGTGCGTATGAAGAACATATCGCAGAAATTAAGAGATTAAAGGAAGAGATTGCGAAGCTTAAGGTAGAGACAATACCGAAGTATGAACCGGTAAAGCAAAGCAAGCTTTTTGGAACTGAAGAAGAAACCAAGGTAGAAGAAGAGCCTGTCGTAGAAAAGAAGACAACTTCAAGACGAACCAAGAAAACTGTTTGATAATTGTAAAGGTGGTGGAATCAATGTATCTTACATATGAAGAATATCAAAATATGGGCGGAGCATTAGACGAAGCCACCTTTAACGATTTAGAGTTTGAGGCAGAAGCATTGGTTAATTGGTATACCTTCAATCGACTTAAAGGAGATAAGACATTTCCGGAAGAGTTAAAGAGATTGATGAAATACCTAATAGGTCTTGCATATTCCAAATCCGGAATGTTAGATGCAAGTGGTAGCGGGAACAGCGATATAGCAGGTAAGACGATAGCATCACAATCTAACGATGGAGTTTCCATTAGCTATAACATTTTAAGTGCAAAAGACTTGATGGATAGTGTCAAAGCAGAAAGTGAAACAGCTATTCAACAATACTTGCAAGGCGTAATGAATGAAGCTGGAAGAAAACTGTTATACAGAGGCCTATACCCGGGGGAGTAGAATGAGTAAGGTGGGATACCCTATATGGTGGGAAGATACCATTACATTATATAATCAATATACAGACCCACAGACACAGCTCGTAACTTGGTATAGGCATGTTATAACAGATTGCTTTTGGCAATTAAGTGGTACGACTGTGAAAGTTGGCGAAGTGACATTGGATTCGAAATCAATTGTTTGCAGAATACCTAAAGATGATAGATTTCTTGAGAAGCAAGAGTGGATTCAAAAACCTAATGACGAAATGGGTAATTACTTTACCATAGCTCAAGGAGATATTATTGTAAAAGGTGAATGTGAAGAAGAGATAGACGAATATACACAAGGACATCGTTCAACTGATTTGCTTGGAAAGTATCGTGAATATCAGGCAGGTATGGAAATTACTGATTATTCAAATAATACGGGATTAGGTAGGAACAATGAGCATTACTTGACGAGAGGAAAGTAATAATGGCTACGACACATATCAAAATCAAAGTAGATGCAGATGCGATAAGCCAAGACCTTCAAGAGCGGTTCGAAGCTGTGAATAATCCAAAGACAATGCTCGCAATGCATAATACATTAGCAAAGATGTGTAACCCGTATGTACCATTTTTAAATGGACCGCTTTCCCAAACAATTGAAGTATCTCCACAAGGCGTGTCTTATATACAGCCTTATGCGCGTAGACAATACTTCGGAGATGATTTTAATTTTACGAAAGACTTTCATCCATTAGCGACTTCCCGATGGGACGAAGCAATGTTGAGAGACCATAGTAAAGCATTTTATAGAGAGATAAAGGATATCATGGAAGAAAGGATAATAAAGTCAAATGGTTGATAAGAATCAAGCGATAATAGATTTCCTTTTAGACTGTCCACAAATAGCATATAATCCTTTATTTTTTAATGCAATAAAAGCTAAAGATAACGACAAGCAGATTGTAACGCAGTCAGACGATGTAACACTTGATGAAAAATATATTGACGGGTCTGTGATGAAAAGATTTACTTTTACAATCATAGACTTTCGTTCTGTGGTATACCAGCCTTTGCCAAAGGTTGCAGGATATACAAGTGAAAATGTACAAGAGATGTTCGATGTGCAAGGTATGTTAGATTGGGTTAATGAACAGGCAGAGAATGAAAATTATCCAGACTTTGGAACTAACTGTTTAATAGACTCGATGAAGACTACATCTAACACACCTAATTTAAACGGCGTAGACACGTCGGTAACACCTGCATTAGCAAAGTATAGTATATCCATACAGATAGAGTATTTAGACACGAATAAAGCCGTTTGGAACAGTTAAAAAGGAGGTTTTAAAATGGCAAGTACAATTAAGCAAATTAATCTTAAGCCCGGACAAAGAGCAGAAAGAAAACTTCTGGTAACCGTAGCTGAGTGGGAAGAGCCTATTTCAGGTACTACCGGAGTTGAGACTGTTCGTGAGGTAATGGGTGTTAGAACTGAGGATTCAGCAATTGAATACAATCCTGATATTCAGGAATCAACTGATATCCTTGGTAATAACTACACTGACGTAAACAAGACACAACCTTCACAAGGATTTGACCCGTTCCTTATCCTTGGTGGAAGCAGACTTGGTGCTTTCCTGAACGACATTAGAAGAAGAAATGCACTTTCCGAACTTCAGGCATTTACAATGTACATCATAACTGTATTTGTTGGAAGTGAAGGACAGTACGAAGCAGAAAAGCATGTTGACTGCTCAATTACTTATGACAGCATTGGTGGAGATGCGAATGTAAACTTCCCTATCACTGTTCATTATAGCAATAAGATTACCACTGGTACAGTTGATAAGATAGGAGCAGACCTTCAGTTTACTCCCGATGTAACTATTTAATTTAGGAGGATTTTATGGCACTCACTGATAATGAAATCATTGATATTAATCTCGAAGGAATTAAGAAACAGAGATTTCGTATTAATGGAGACCCGGATGCAATCATTGAACTTAATCTTTCAGACTTTGGAATTGTAGAAAGACTTGAGCAAGGACTTGAAAAACTCGAAGACGAAATGACAAAGATTGCAGATATCTCTTCAGATGATGAAGACTTGTCTGCGAAGATGAAAGAAGCAGATACGAGAATGCGTGAGGTGATTGATTTCATTTTTGATTACCCGGTGAGCGCTGTATGTGCAAAAGGTGGAACTATGTATGACCCTAAAGATGGTAAATTCAGATATGAGATAATCATTGATGGGCTTACCAAGTTGTATCAGAACAACATTAATGATGAGTTTAAAAAGTTCCAGACCAGAATAAAAAAGCATACGGATAAATATGTGAATAATTCAACGACAGTTCCTTCTAAAAAGAAAGGCAAGCAGAATAAGTAATGTATTCACTTGAAACCTCGATACAAATAAATCAAGTACCATTCAACATTCGCAATAAAGGCGATTATAGAATGGTACTTGATTGCTTCGAGGCTTTAAACGATACAGAACTAACAGAACTTGAAAAGATTTATTCAGCATTAATTATCTTCTACGAAGATTTCAACGGCATTGATGATTTACCAAAAGATAAAGAAGTATTGAATCAATGTGTCGAGAAGATGTTCAATTTTTTTAATCAGCACGAAGATATCCAAAGCAATACAAAAAATATCAGAGTTATTGATTGGGACAAAGACTCAAATCTCATTTGTTCGGCAGTCAATAAGGTAGCAAACCAAGAGATAAGAAGTCTTCCATATTTACATTGGTGGACTTTTCTTGCGTATTATACGGCAGTAGGTGAATGTACCTTGAGTACCGTTGTAGCTATAAGATACAAAAAAGCTCGAGGAGAAAAGCTTGAAAAGCACGAAAAGAAATTCATACAAGACAATCCTCACTTCTTTAATATTGATTTAAGAACTAATGAACAGAAAGAAGCAGAGGCGTATATTAAGCAATTATGGGGTGAATGACTATGGCAGATAAACCCTTGGAAATCGCAATAGACTTAAATACTAAAGATGCGGTTAAAAGCTCAAAGCAACTCGCCAATGAGATTAAGCGTATCTTTGAAGATGAAGGCAGACCCAGCTCTGATAAACTTTCTCAAATGGAAGTTAGTTTGAAGAAAGATTATTATGCAGTAAAGCAGCTTCGAGGAGAGCTTGTAAATCTTTACAAGAGCAGAGATGCTTTTGAACATTATGATAAATTAGGAGAAAAGCACGCGCAGCTTACTAGACAAGTGCGTGAAATTCGTCAAGTAATAGCAAAAGGACCTAAAGAAGAAGGTGGAGAGCTATTCGATTATCAGGGCGAAGAAGTTAAACTTGAAGAACTAAAAGCAAAATTAAAAGAACTTGAAGCCGAAAGAGGAGAAGTCAATACAAAGATGACTTCTCTTGAAGATACTCATAAAGACATTGGTACCACCGAAGGTAGAAGTAGAATTGATAGTGGCATTGCTGACACTGAAACTAAATTATCTATACTCACTGATAAAATAAATGTAGCGGTCAAGAAGTATAATGATTTGGCTGAAGCCGAAAGAAATGCTGGGGATGAAGGTCAGCGAAGATTCTCCGGATTAAGAGGAATTATTTATGAGTTGGGTAGAGAGATAGCTCAATTTGTAACCGGAGGAATAAGAAATATTGGACCTGCGGTAACTGCTGTTGCAAATGGAGTTCGTGGAATAGTTAAAAACTTTTCAAAAGCGATAGCTTCTGCGAAGAGATTCTTTGCCTCAATGAAAAAAGGTTCGGCGAGTACAAATAAGTCCTTAAAGAAATCACTCATGATGATTTTAAGATATGGACTTGGTATCCGTTCTCTATACGCATTATTTAATAAGATAAGACACGCGGTAAAAGAAGGCTTTACTAATTTATATAAAGGCAATGAAAAATTTAAGAAGTCAGTAGATGATTTAAAAGGTTCATTAACTACATTAAAGAATTCGCTTGCTTCTGCTTTTCAGCCTATTGTTAGTTTTGCAATTCCTTATATTAAAAAGTTAGTTGATTGGCTTTCAACCGCATTAGAAGCACTAGCAAAGTTTAATGCTGCGTTAGTAGGTCAAAAATATTATGTAAAAGCACTTAAACAAACCGGCGACGCTGCAAAGAAAGCAAAGAAGGAATTAAGTGGACTTGATAACTTAAATGTACTTCAAACAGATGATGGTGGAGGTATGTTCCAAGAAGTACCGCTCACTGAAGAAGAACAGCAAATAGACTTAATGCAAAAACTTCGTGACTTGGTTGCGGAGTTAGAATCATATGGAGCAAAGCTTGGAACATTAATCAGAGATGCTCTTAATTCTATACCATGGGATAAGATAAAAGAAGTAGCTGCTCTTATAGCACAAGGACTTGGAAACTTCATCAATGGCCTTGTTAGAGTAGAAGGTTTAGGAGAAGCAATAGGTAAATCAATTGCCGAGATGCTTAATACCTGGATACTTTTCAAGAAAGAATTACTTGATACTATAAACTTTGAAGATGTTGGTAAATTCTTTGGAGATATTGCTCAATCATTTGTTGAGACATTCAATTGGGAAGGATTGGGTGATTTACTCGCAACTGAGTTTAATTCAATATTTGAAACGCTCAAAGGATTTACCGAAGAGTTCAATGGATTAGATTTAGGACAAGGAATTGCAAGTACAATTAATTTCATTACTCACGGAATTAAGTGGGATGAAGTTCATGCGGCGTTAGCTGGATTAGCAGAGGATTTGGATAGCATTGTAAATGGCTTGTTCCAGAATACAGATTGGACAGCTGTTGGACGTACGTTGTCCGAAGGTATTTCAAGTATATTAGATTTTGCTATTGATATGATAGCAAATTTTGACGCCGAAGCAGCAGGAGAAGGATTTATAAGATTCCTTCAGGGAATTGATTGGATGAAGATTGCAGCTGAACTTGGATTACTATTAATAAGTTTAGTAGAAAAAGCACTTGAATTTTTATGGGGCGCAGCTGCCACGCTAAATGACAGTATCGCAGACTTCTTTGATGAGATTGGTTGGAATGGCATAGCTGGTTTCTTTAGAGGTATGGCAGAGAATTTAAGAACTGCGGTTAAGTGGATAAAAGAAAAATTCCAACTTTATATTGTAAAGCCAGTTAAAGACTTCTTTGGAATACATAGCCCTTCAACATTGTTTGCTGATTTTGGTAAGATGCTTATTGAAGGCTTAAAGAAAGGCATTAATGATAAGATAACTTCAGTTATTGATACTATCAGATTATTAAAGATAAAGATTGTTAGTAAGTTTAATGATATTAAAGATGCCGTGGTTGATATATTTGAGAAGTTAGGTAATGCGTTAAAGAAACCTGTAAATGCAATTATTGATATTGTAGAAGGACTTGTTAATAACCTTATCGATGGTATAAACTGGTTTATTGATAAACTCAATACTATTCAACTTGATATTGAAAATCCTTTTACCGGAGCATCGTATTCAATTGGAGTTGATTTGCCGAGACTGAGTAATGTTAGTATTCCAAGACTTGCGCAAGGAGCGGTTATACCGGCAAACAAACAATTCTTGGCAGTGCTCGGAGACCAAAAGTCTGGAACAAATATAGAGGCTCCTCTGGATACTATCAAGCAAGCGTTGTCGGAAGTTATGGCAGACGAAAAAGAAACCATAAGAAATCAAGAAATAGTCCTTAACCTTGATGGGCGTGAATTTATGAGAGCTATGGTAAAGCAGAATAACGAGTATAAGAAAACTCATGGCGGAATATCCGCGATGGCATAAGGAGTAGATTATGAGTGTAGCTTATTGTTTTCAATTTGGAAGTTATACAATACCAGATGAATATATAGCTGAAGGCGGTTATGACTGTACTCCTAACCAGCGACAAGATTTGGACCCTTATACTGATGCTAATGGAGTCACTCATAGAAATACATTGGAACATACCAAGTCTGATATAACCATTACTTTTCGAACTTTAAGGTGGCAACAGTTTACAGACTTGATAACCGGAATTAGCTCCAACTATCAATCAATGGAAAGAGATGCGATTTGTAGTTATCTTGATATGGAGACAATGACCATAAAAACCGGTCATATGTATTTAGACCCGAGTTGTAAATTTAAAGTGGTTAGGCTAAACGATAAGGTAGATAGTTTTAGTTTGAGATTTACTGAATACTAATTTATCTTTTGGTTGGTTTATAGTATAATAAAGATATGATAAAAGTTAATGATGATACTAAAAACGCATACTTGAGAGATTCGGTTCGTAAAGAAATAACCATTACATTTCCAAATGCTAATATTACCTATCATAATGATGATATTGTGAGTGAAAGTTTGGAGATTGAAGAAGCAATCAACGATGGAGATGAATTAACATTTCAAGGCTGCATCGCTACAAAGATGAAATTTCAATGTGATGCCCCGGTCAGAGATTTGCGTGGAGAGTATGTAGAAGTAGGCATTCAAGCATATTCAGATAATACCGAAGAGGATATACAATTTATCAGCCTCTTTAAGGGCTATATTGATGAGCAGACTAATAGGACACAAGAAGACGTCGTGACAGAGTTTACTGCGTATGATAGCCTATATAAAATAGGGCAAACAGATGTTAGCACTTGGTACAACGGTTTAACATTTCCGATTTCAATAAGAAATTTTAGGAATAGCCTTTTTACATATCTCGGTATAACTCAAGATGATGTGACACTTCCTAATGACGGAGCAAACATTGAAAAGGTAGAAACAAAAGACCAACTACTTGCACTTGATGTTATGAAAGCGATATGTCAATCAAATGCAAGCTTTGGACAGCTTGGTAGAGATGGGAAGTTTTATTATAGAACCCTCACTGAAATTACCAAAGCACTTTATCCTTCAACTGAAACATTCCCGAGCGAAGAAACATTTCCAAGCAGAGAGAATTCAGCTGTTGTTTATGATTATGGAGATTATATCAAAGTCACATATGAACCTTATAGTTCACAAAGAATCACTTCTGTATGGGTTATAGGTAAAGATGGGACAAAAACTGTTTATGGTAATGGTACAAATGTATTTGCAGTAGCAGATAACATCGTAGCTCAAGGAGCGGTTAATAAATCATTACTTGCAGAAAATATCTATATCAATATATTTAGAATTGAGTATATCCCGAGTAATGTAGAAGCAAGAGGTTTACCTTGGGTAGAATGCGGTGATATTTATATGTTCAATACAAGAAAGAATATTGTCAGAGCTTATGTATTGAACAGAGTATTAAAAGGTATTCAGGCATTATATGATAGTATCACTGCCGAAGGAAGTCAGTATAGAGAAGCTTATCAAGAAAGTGAACAAACACAAGCAAGTACCAGAGAAGATGATATTCAAAAGAATAATAAGTTGGTAGTTAATGAAATAGAAGCAAGAACAATCAGTGTTAATACTTTAAGAGCGCAGATGATAGAAGCTGATAATATCAATGCTAATAATATTTCAGCAGTTAACGCAAATCTTAATACATTAAGCGCAAGAGAAGCAAATTTTGAAAATGCTACGGTAGCTTCATTGAATGCTGCAAATGCTAGTATCAACTATTTAGCATCAATAGCGATAACCACTCAGAACTTGAGAGCGCAGAATATTGACGCAGGTCAGATAAGAACAGGTACGATAAGCGCTGATAGAATAAGTGCTGACACCATAGCAGCAAAGTGCGCAGCATTAACGGTATTAAGAACGAATTCCCTCTTATGTTCTGGTGGAGGCGCTGGAGGTAATTGGGCGGTAGTTGGAACATTGAGTGGAGGTGTTGTTTATAGTGGCGGTGTTCAAGTAGCGACACAGAATTGGGTAGCAGCTAACTTTGTAGCAAAATAAGGAGGAAATAAAATGCTTAAGGTTTTTGGTCATATCTATTCAGACAATAAAGATAATTTTAAAGAAGTAGCAGATGTTCTTACTAATGCTGGTTTTGAACTTGCCTATGAATTTGAAAACAGTGCTACTATCATTAAAGAGGTAGAAGATGAATCTGAAGATACGGCAGTTTGAAGATGATTTGGTTAACCTTATAAATTCAAATGATTTACCAATAGAGGTAAAAAGAATAATATTACAAGATGTTTTGCAGATTGTAGAAAATAAGGCGAATGAAATTATTCTTAAAGAACTTTCATCAGAGCCTATCACAGAATATGGAGAACTGAAGGATGCAGAAAGCACACGATGCGAGCAGGAATAATTATTGGCGGAACTTACCGGAGATAACTACTCCTATTGTCGCAGAAGAATTAAATAGAAACGAGTTATCAGTTGATACGATTGATGATAGAGTTGTTGCGATGGATACAACGAAGGCAGACCAAGCTGATATGTTATTAGCTATCAAGTCTGTTATCTATAACGCAGCAACAGGTACTTTCCGTTTCACATTCTTCAATAATAGTTATGTTGATATTGATACTGATATTGAAAAGATAGCGGTAAACTTTGATTATGATGATGACCCTACATCAGCTCATTATCAGCAGCTCATCATAACGCTTGAAGATGGGACGGTTAAGTATGTTGATTTATCAGCACTGGTTACGGAATATGAATTTTCGGATACCTCAACAATTCATTTTTCGGTAGATAATGATGGCAAGGTTAGTGCTAATGTAATTGATGGCAGTATCACAGAATCAAAATTACAACCTAATTTCCTTGCTGATGTAAGACTTGAAAGAGCGAAAGCAGAACAGGCATCAAGTGATGCAGAAGCATGGGCGGTAGGTGAAAGAGGTGGAATGCCTGTTCCTTCTTCTGATGTAACTTATGAGAACAACTCAAAGTATTATGCAGATATAGCTGATACAAGAGCAGATGACGCTGAAACATCAAGGCAGCAAGCAGAAGATATACTTGATGAATGTATCCAGGTTACCACATTTGTAACTTTTTCGGTTAATTTTACAACAGGCAATCTTGAATATACTGATAATACAGCGTATTCATTTAGCATAAATCCAACGACAGGCAATCTTGAATGGGAGGTAATTGTATGAGTGCAATAGCAGGTAGAGTATTGCTCATACCGAAGGGCGCATATAATGCACTAACACTATATGCAATGCTTGATGTAGTCAGTTACAACGGTAATTCGTATGTAGCTAAAAAGTCTACACAAGGCAATACACCTTCGGCTGATACTGAGTATTGGATGATACTCGCAAGCGGTACAGCTGTAGCAAGTATTAACGACATTGGCGATGTACTGATTACATCAGCAACGAACGGTCAGGTACTTAAATATGACGCTACGCTTCAAAGATGGGTTAATGGAGAAGATACAGGTGGTTTACTTCCTCATTTAGTTATTACATCAGAGACCGGAGCTACGGTAACGGTTGTAAAAGGTGGAGATACAATAACAGCGACAGAAACAAGTACCGGAGTATATGAATGTGATGTACCAGAGTTTGGAACATATACTTGTCATTCATTACTTAATGGAGATGATGCTACTGTTGATATTACAGTAGATACAGTAAAGGTATATAGTGTTAATAACTCACACTTCTCGGCAACAATAACGGTAACTTTCCCTACGGGTGCGACTTGTTCATGTGGTAAAGCAGGAGAAACTCCACAAACAGCAAGCGTTAGTCCTCATACATTCACTGTTCATAGTGCTGGAACTTATACAGTATCAGCAACTGATGGAACCTCAACTGACACTGAAACTGTTAGCATAGTAAATGACGGACAAACAGAGAGTGTGACGCTTTCATTTGTGCCAGACGGAAAAACTGTAACTCCTGTAAATGATATAACTATCTGGCAACAATGTGCAGGAATATCAAGTCCTACCTATACTACCTTGTCAGAAATACTTGCAGATACAGGAATCTTAGCTACATTAATGGCAGATAATAATGCAGTTGATTATTTGGTGAGGTCAAAAACCTTTGCGGTAGGCAATGAGGCGTTAGTTCCTACCTTGTCGGGTACAGACAGTAATGTAATCAATTCAACACAGTCTACGGGATATGAAGCGTGGAAAGCATACAACGGAACTAATACATCAAGTGGTTGGTTGCCGTCAAGTTCTGATAGTGTAGGAAACGCTTATGTTGGATATCATCTGTCAAGTAAAAGATTTATTGGACAGGTTGATGTTTACTTAAGACGAAACACTCCGACATCAGTAAATAACACAGTTAAGATACAAGGTTCTAATGACGGAACTAATTGGACGGATATTTCGTCAGCATTAGAAATTGCATACACCGACACTCAATATTCGGTTAATTGCACACCTAATCAAGCGTATGAATATGTCCGTATGCTTATTACCGCTTCAAGTAACATCATCGCTGGTGAAGGATACCATATACAGTTTTATTCAGCGTCGGCTATCTGTGACAACTCAACCGCAATGTCCTATATCGGACTAAACAACTACTGTGCTAACACTCTCCTTGCTGATAGTGATTGGTGTGAGGCTATTTGTAACTCCACCTACTTCGAGAGCGTGTTAAATGTAAAAGTGCCTGTAATGACAGGTAATACTACTCCAAGTGGTGTATGTAGTGGCTCTACTAAATACACGGGTAGAGATTATTATCAAGCTTTTGATGGTGATAGTTCAACATATTGGTATGCTCATGATAGTGATATTCCTGCATATATTCAATATCAATTCACAAGTGCGGTTAAGGTTAAATATGTAGTGTTTGATGTTAGCGGTGGAACTGACCCTTCACAAGCAAGAGTTAAAGATTATGATATTAAAGCAGATGGTGTGGTTGTATATTCAGGAACGCATCAGACTACAAGTGCTACCGAGAAAGCATATCTTTACAACAACGAAACATCGGCAGCACCTTGGCAAGTATATGTAAAAAATATGTGGGGCGGTGCGAGAATTGGACTAAATCAGCTTCAGTTTTATGGCAGAGCAGATGTATAAGGAGGCAAAGATTATGGATGTAAAATTTTCAATTCCTATCGAATACATAACTAGATACACAAGTAACTATACCGCTGACGAAAATATAAGAAACTTTGTTAAAGAAATTGTAAGTGGTTGGCTTTGTGAAGAGGATGATGTTTACGAGCATTACTCCGAACTTGAAAAAATCGCAAAAGGTGAAGATGTATAAGAGGTGAGATATGGTTACAAGAGAAGAATTTGAACAGTTAAGACAGTTGGTTCTTTCTTTGATTGCAAGAGAGGACAGACGGGCAATGTATGACCAAGCCGACAAGGGCGGTATAAGACAGACAGAAGGTCAGCACGGAGAGGCTATCAATACTAACGCAGATGATATAGCTGATAACAGAGCTGGTATTGAAGAATCGTTTGAAACATCACTTGCAAACGCTGATGATATTGCTGATGTAAGAACAGCGCTTGAAGAGGTTTATGAAATGATAGAAGGAGGTGAGTGATATGGCAAGAGTATATGCTACGAGCTGTGAAAAAGATGGTAAGAATTTTTATACCGTTCCTAAATCGTTACAGAAGAAAGTTGAAGCAATTATTATTGCTGATGGCTATGTAATCGAAGAAGATGGAACTGTTGTAAAAGCAGAAGATGAAAATTCGTGATTTTACCAAACCGGAATTGGATAGGTTTAGAGAATTATGTAATTTCACAAAAGACGAAAGAAGATATTTTGATTTAAGAGCTCAAGATTGTTCTAATGTTGAAATATCTTTATATATGAATGTATCAGAAGCTCAGGTATCAAAACTCGCTAAACGTGTGAAAGATAAAATTAAACGAATGATATAATTCTTGTATAAATTTCGTAGAGGAAGTGTATAATTTACACTTCCTTTTTTATTCTACAATAAATATAGAAAGGAGAAGCAAGTATGCAAGACATTAGTGAACAATTATCAGAAATTATTAAAGATAAGCAGTGTTCTTCATTACTTGCTTTTATTGTGGTTAAAGATGGCTTATATATTCAAGAATCCAAATCCGATAAACAATCTGGTCGGGGATTGTGTGATAAGGGGGATATCCCTACTAACAGATAAATCGTGGGAATATACTTATATGGAAATAATTGTACAAGGTTATTCAATGTATGATATGCCGAGTTCTAATGAAGTATGGGGAAGCTATCTACAATCTCAAGGTTATAACAGAAAGGTAATTCCTAATACTTGTCCGGATTGTTATACCGTTAGAGATTTTTGTGAAGATAATCCAAACGGCAGATATTTATTAGCAACAGGTAGTCATGTCATAGCGGTAATTGATGGTGATTATTATGATACCTGGGATTCAGGAAATGAAATCCCTATCTATTATTTTTCAAAGGAGGAATAAACAATGCCACTTTATAACAATCCTTACCCAGCAAGTTATCCAAATCCTTATCAACCATATCAAGCACCTATTCCAAATTATGCGCAACCTACAGATAGCGGAATTATTTGGGTACAAGGTGAGAGTGGAGCAAAAGCGTACCCGGTACAAAATGGAAAAAATGTAGTTTTATTTGATAGCGAAAGCGAACATTTCTTTATCAAATCAACTGACAATAGTGGAATGCCACAACCTTTAAGAATATTCAGTTATAAAGAAACAAATAAGATAGAGGAAAAACCTACCATTGATACTTCTATGTTTATAACCAGAGAAGAATTTAATGAAGCAATAGATTCTTTAAAGCATAGACAGTATCAGAGAAAGGAGACTAATAGAAATGGCAAATCCTTTGTACAAAGAACAGATGCAGACCGGGATGAATAATCAGTTTGATATCTTTATGGCAAACCCGATAGGGTATTTAGCTAAAAAGAATATCACTATCCCTCAGCAATATATGAATGACCCACATACCGCAGTTGAATATCTTTTAAATCACGGAACAATGACTCAAGAACAATTAAATTCTCTTATAAAGAAAGTTCAACAGATGGGAATTAAAATATGATATCAATCACAAGATGCGCATAGTGATTAGATATAAAGAATCTGACGGTAATGTCACTAACCGAAAAAAGTTATCGGTAGAAAGGAGAAAATTATGGCACTTACAGATTCAGGAAATGGAATGTATATGCCCGTAGCACCTGCTTACGGTATGGGCAACTCCGGTTGGGGTGGCTTCGGTGGCGATGGCTGGTGGGTTATACTGTTCCTCTTTGCCCTTATGGGTAATGGTTGGGGAGGTTTTGGAGGATATGGTAATGGAGGCTATGGTCTCACGACTGACTTCCCTTGGCTACTTAACGGACAGGCAGGCATCAACGCTAATACTAATAATGGATTTAGGGATGCTATGATTAATGACAATATCACTTCTGTTCGTGATGGCATCGCTGATATTTCAACTCAGCTTTGTGGAGGTTTTGCAGGTGTGACTGCGGCGGTTACCGGAGCACAGAATGCTGTATCACAGCAACTTTACACCAACCAGATTGCTGATATGGAAAGAAGCTTTAACGCACAGACCGCTTCAACTCAGGGTATGTCAGCAATTCAGGCACAGCTCGCTCAATGCTGCTGCGATAATAGAGCAGCTACCCAAGATGTCAAGTACACAATTGCTACTGAAGCTTGCGCAAATCGTCAGACAAGCACGGCTAACACTCAGGCAATACTTGATAAGCTTTGCCAACTTGAACTTGATAACTACAAGAGAGAAAATGATAATCTTCGTAGTCAGCTCAATATGGCAACACTTCGTGAGTCACAGACTGCGCAGAATGCATTCATTCAGCAAGGATTTAGTGATGAAGTTGACCAGCTCTATAACAGACTTTCTAATTGTCCTGTTCCTTCCACTCCGGTTTATGGAAGAACTCCTATCTTCACTTGCAATAGTGGATGTGGATGTAGTGGAAGCACTGGACTGATTTAAGGAGGTATAGCTATGGCAGAGTTTACGAAGAACGAAGTTCAAACAGTTAATCCTAATCAGCCTGTCACACTTAATACAAGCATTGGCTGCAATAAAGGATATGTATACCACAGAAATGGTAGTGGTATTGTAACTCTCCGAGGTGTAACTAATAATTGCTTTGCACGATATCAAGTTACCTTTAATGGTAATATCGCATTACCGGATGGCGCTACCGTAGGTCCAATAAGTGTTGCGTTAGCTCTTGATGGAGAACCTATTCTTACAAGTAGAGCAATCGTAACTCCTGCGGCGACAGCAGATAATCCACCTACTCAGAATAATTTCTTCAATATCACATCAACAGCGATAATCAATGTTCCTAAATGCTGTTGCTTTAATGTGAGTGTTGAGAACACCTCTGAAAGTGCTACTCCTGCTACTACACCGGCACCTGCGATACTTGTTCAAAATGCAAATCTTACAGTTACCCGAATAGCATAAGAAAGGAGAAGCCGAGATGATGAACGAACTTTATGACCTTTGTGAAAATCTCAAAGATGAAATCAAAGAGCTGAATAAAAAAGGCGATATATCTCCTACCGAACTTGAAAGAGCTTATAGAGCTGTTGATATCATTAAAGATATCAAAACCATTGAAGCTATGGAAGAAGCTGGTTATTCAAATGATGGGTATAGTCAGAGAATGTATCCCGGATACTATTATGACGAACCCGGAATGAGTAATGCACGCAGAGGCCGTGATGGAGATGGTGATGGTAGGTACAGCGAAGATTCAAGTTATCGTAGAGGTCGTGATGCTATGGGAAGATATACCAGCAGAGATGGTATGAGCAGAGAACCTGGTTATAGTGGTCACGAAGATAAAGAGCATTTGATGCGTCAAATTGAAGAGATGAAGCGCAAAGTCGAAAAAATGTAATCTTGTGGTTAGAGGGAAGCGTAAAAAACTTCCCTCTTTCGTGGTTAGGAGGCTATGATGGATATACAGACTATCGAGGAACAAATAGACCTGCTCGAAAACAGTGATACCACCTACGACAATGTACAGGAATTAGCATCTTTGTATATTGTATATGAAAATCTAAAACACCCCGTAAAGACGATGGTAGACGGCGTAAACGACGAGCTGCAAGATATACTACCTTATTACCTAAAATATCGAGAAGTAAAAAGACGATATCAACTTAACCAGACCAGCGAGGGTGAAGTGATACGAAGTATAAAAAATGTATGCGTTGAGATAACCGAATTTATCAACGCATTGTATAGTGGAACAGATATGAATAAAGAACGATTATGTATTAAAGATATGATATCGCAATTAAATACGAAATACAGAGAATAAAAGGCTTTGAAGCCTTTTATTTTTTAGGTTGACATTATGATAAATGTGTTATATTATATTTATGAAGGTTGACGACCTTCAAACTCGCAAACCTATGAAGACAGGAGGACAAAAGTATGGCAACAACAAGAACTGAATATCGTATTATTGGAAGATTTGCAAAGGATGAGAAAGCGCATGTAGTGGATTGGCATTGGAGTTGGACAAAAGCAGACGCAGAACGTAGACTGAAGGAACTTATTAGAGAAGAAGAGCGTGATAGACGAAACGGTAGGCATGTTGATAAGGTTGGATTGATAGGAATTGAAACACCGTATATGTCGGAATATGCACTTTGTGATTTAAGAATACAGTCAAGAGAAGTTACAAGTTGGTCAAATGTGGAGGAATGAATATGACAGTTACAATATACGAAGGCTATGATAAGAGTTATGTGATGCTCGGTAGTAAGGATAAGCGTTTCGCAGAGGCGTGGGGAAGTGTTTATAAGGTACCGGTATCGACTATTTATAAAGATTTATCACAAGTGACAGCTTGGTGCAACAACGAACTTGGTGAAGAATGTTTATTCGAGGTGGATTGATATGTCAAAGATAAGAAAGAATGATTTAAACGCAAGAAAGTGTTTTTGCCAAGAGTACATAAATCTTATGAACTATATGCAGTGTCGGTATGAAACGATTAAGTTATGTGATGAGCCTGATAGATTAAAAGCGATGGAACGCCTATTGGATATGGTGATAGAATTAGAAGAGAAGGGGTCTTACGATGATTAATATCGAGATAGCAAAATCAAACAAATGTAATGGAGAGCACGCGCTCTTCATTACATTCGATTTTGATATGCGCATAGTGAATATTATAAGAGAGTTTCCAAGTAAGTATTGGTACGCAGATGAGAAGAAGTGGGAACTTCCTTTTAATAAGCTTGGTGACTTTATCGAGCAGGTACAGTTTACTGAAGTAAATATTACCGGCGAGTATATTACAGTAGAAAAGCCTAAAGCAGAAATCCCGGAAGGATTTGATTTTAAGACTAATCCTTATGAACACCAGATAGCCGGATTTAATTTTGGACTAACTAACGACAGATGGTTGTTAGGTGATGAGATGGGACTTGGTAAGACAAAACAGGTTATAGATATTGCTGTTGCCAAGAAGTTACAGAAAGGATATAAGCATTGTCTTATTGTTTGTGGTGTTAATGGACTTAAATGGAATTGGTATAATGAAGTTAGCACCCACTCTAATGAACAGGCATACATTCTTGGACAAAGAATACATCGTGGCAAATTAACAGTTGATAGCAACGCAGATAAATTAACTGATGCAAAACTGTTAGCAAATAATGAAGCATACTTCATAATCACAAATATTGAAACATTAAGAGATGAAGCAATAATAGCAGAATTAAAGAAGGCATGTGAAGAAGGCATAATTGGAATGATTGCTTTTGATGAATGTCATAAAGCGAAAAATCCTTTAAGTGACCAAGGTAAAGGCATTCTTAAATTAACAGCAGAAACAATGATAGCGATGACAGGTACACCTCTTATGAATCAGCCTTTTGATTTATACATAATATTGAAGTGGCTTGGATATGAAAAGCATGCCTTTGGAGCTTTCAAACATCATTACGCAGATTATGGTGGGTTTGGAGGATATGAAGTTATTAACTATAAAAACCTTGATGAGCTTCAGGAAAGACTTGATGCAATCATGCTGCGTCGTAGAAAAGAAGAAGTATTAGACTTGCCTGAAAAGACATATATAGATGAATATGTTGAGATGACAAAGAAGCAGAAAAAGATATATGATGAAGTTACAATGGATATTAAATCAAATATTGACCAGATTAAGATGGCAAATAATCCATTAGCAGAACTTATAAGAATGCGTCAGGCAACAGGGTATACAGGAATACTTTCAAGCACTATTCAGGAAAGTGCAAAGATGGATAGAATGGAAGAACTTGTTGAAGAAGCAAAAGACAATGGAGAAAAAGTTGTTATATTTTCAAATTGGACACAGATAACTGACGTTGTAATTGAGAGACTTCGTAAGCATTATAAGGTAGCACAGATTACCGGTAATACTAAAGACGCTGATAGGCAAAGCATTGTAGCAGATTTTCAAAATGGAAAATATGATGTTGTGATAGGTACCAGTGGTGCGATGGGAACAGGTTTAACATTAACAGAAGGAACGATTGAAATATTTATGGATGAGCCTTGGAACAAGGCATTGAAGGAACAATGCGTTGATAGGTGTCATAGAATAGGACAGAAAAATAATATTACAATTTATACTCTTATGTGCAAGGATACAATTGACCAGCGCATACATGAATTGGTAGAGAAGAAAGGAGAAATGGCAGATGCGATAGTTGATGGAAAACTTAACAAACAAAGCGCGAAAGATGTATTAGACTATTTACTCAGTTGATTAAATATAGTATAATACATTTAGAAGAGACTTGCACACTTGAAACACTCGAAAGGAGATGATGCTAATATAGAAAAGGAGAGGAAAGATGAAAGGTTTAAAAATCGAAGAAGTCGCGATGAGAGTTGGTGTTAGTGTACAAACACTGAATAGGTGGTATAAGTATAAGAAGGATAATCCGAAAGATGCAATGGCTAAACTTATACCTGCTTATAAGAAGGTAAAACACCCAACAGGATTTATGCGTGTGTGGCAGATGGACGATGTTTATAAATTAATTGAATTTAGAGCTAATGTAGTTCCCGGAAGATGTGGTAAGATGGGGGCATATAAAGGAAAGGGTACAAAAAATGGCAAGAACAAAGAAAACAGAACAGACACTTGAGGAGATGATACCTATATACGGTGAAATTAACTCACAGTGCAATGAATTGACGAAGCGTGTTAATACATTAAAGGCAGACATCAAAAAAGCAATTAAGACGGCTGGTAAAGCGAATAAAGACATAGTTATTGGAGGATGGAAGTGCTCGTTAGCAATTACTGATGCATCTGATTTTAATGAAGCAAGACTTATTGAGTTTTGCAAGCAGAACAATATTGATGTGGTAAGAACAAAAGAATATATTGATGGTGCAGAACTTGAAAGACTTATGTTTAATGGTAGCATATCTAAAGATATTATGCTTGAGATGGATAAGTGTAAAGACAAAAAAGAAAAAGAGACTTTGCGTTGTGTAAAAGCTAGACAGGAGGAAGAATAATGGCAGCGAAAAAGAAACCGGAAGAATACAAAAGTAAAGCAATAACAACTCGTATCGTAGCAGTTAGCAGAGTTAGTAAGCAGATAGACGGTTCATTCTATACACTTGAATTCAGTGAAGAAAGAAATTTACCTGAAGATGCTAATGTTGAAAAGGAAAGAGCATTTCTTTGGGATACAGTTAATGGAGAAGTAGACCAGATGATGTCCGATACTTATCAGGAAATTATGAGCGGTAAAGAAAAATATAAAAATAAACGGAAATAAGTATTTACTTTAAGAAATGGTTGCCTTATACTAATAGAGTAGGTAACTACAACAAACAGGTGGCTTGAGTTGTGCGGAACTCTTGCAATAGAACCTTATAGCTCAAGCCAACAAGAGCTTGTATAATTGGAACCGCACTTCCTTTTATACAGGCTCATTTTTTATTGGAAGGACATTTATATGGTCGCAATATCAAATCTGTTAGCAACTGATAGTTTCATCATTGTAAATAAAGCGCTTATAAGATTATTTGGTTTGAATGAAGCGGTAATGCTTGGAGAATTATGTCGAGAATATAATTATTGGCATAAGCAAGGCATGCTAAAAGATAATATGTTTTATTCTACTCGAGAAAACATTGAAGAAAATACAGGATTATCAGAACATCTACAGCGCAAGGCACTCAATAACCTAATAGATGAAGATATGATAACTGTACACAAACAAGGAATGCCGGCAGTTAATTATTACACTATAAATTTCGACAAGTTGTTCAAGATATTAACGACAAGTGATGCACGATATGAACGACAAGTCATTCAAGATATTCAGCTAAATAATAATAAACAAATAATAGTTAATAAAAAACAATCTATATCTAAAGATATAGATTGTAATATAAGTCAAAAACCAGAATTTGAATTTGGAAAATCTTGTATTAGTTCTAAAGGCGTTAGAGGCATAGAAAAGTGTTCTAATTTCTTATTACAGTATAATCAAAAATGTTTTAATTTACCTAGAGCGAATAAATTAACAGATAGACGCATTAAAGCTATTAAGCATATATTAATACACTACACAAAAGAAGAGATAGACAGAGTATTTGAATTAGCGAACAATTCACCATTTTTAACGGGAAATAATGATAGAGGATGGAAGGCTGATATAGATTTCATACTCCGTGATGATAAGTTTGTGAATATATTAGAGGGTAAATATAATAGCAAGACAAAAATAAATAAACAGGCGTCGTCAGATATGGGAAGGAAAGTTACAAGGATGACTGAAGAACAAAAAAGACAATTCAAGGAGGATATAGCGAGTGGAAAAGCAAAGAAATTCTAATTGCTGGTATTTACCTATATGCAACGAAGATTGTGATAGGTGTATAGTCTACACTCAATTGAAGTGGCAGATGGATAATAGTGGTTTATACCCAGCACAGCAGAAACCAATCAAGTTATTTATAAATGATAATAATAGCGCTGATGAACACGCCTATGAAAGACTTGGTTATATAAGAAAAAATATTGTTGAATTTATAGATGAGCATAGAAATTTATATATCTGTAGTGAACAGACAGGTAATGGTAAGACAAGTTGGGCGATAAGAATGTTACATACCTATTTTAGTTGCTGCGCTGAAGGTAATTATGAAAACCTGTTAGGTATGTTTGTTAATACAACAGACTTGCTTCTAAAATTAAAAGATTTTAATAATCCATTACCGAAGAAATATTTAGATAATCTTGAAAATGTAGATTTGGTGGTATTTGATGATATAGCAGTTTCGGGAGTATCACAATATGATTATACTCAATTATTTAATATCATCAATAAAAGAATGATGGCAGAAAAGTCAAATATATTTACATCAAATATCACTGAGTATGATGAGCTTGAAGAGTTATTTGGTCCAAGACTTGCAAGCAGAATATATACGAATAGTGAAATAATAGAACTGAAAGGAATGGATATGAGATAATGGTAGCATTACAGATTATTTGCAAGTGTATAGCGCAAGGCAATATAGATATAATTGAGGATAATCAATTAACTGAAGAATATTTTAATGGCTACGAAGAAGAAAGGAATTTTATAGTAGCACATTATAAGGAATACGGTAATACACCGGATACAGCTACATTTCTTTCAAAGTTCCCGGATGATGAAATAGTAGAAGTTACTGAAAGTGATAAGTATCTTGTAGATACTATCCGGGAAGAATATTTATATTATAAATCAGTTCCGGTAGTTCAAGAAATAGCAAAACTGTTAAAGACAGATGCTAATGCGGCAGCCGAGTATATGTTACATGCCGTGAAGGAATTACAACCTAATTATAATTTAGGTGGAGTGGATATTATCGCAGATGCGATGAATAGATATAATGAATTTGTTGATAGAAAAGAACATCAGAACGAATGGTTCTTTACAACAGGTTTTCCGGAACTTGATGGAGTTATTCACGGCATACAAAGAGTAGAAGAATTCCTTGTGATATTTGCAAGAACGAATCAGGGTAAATCGTGGATACTTGAAAAGATAGCAACGCATATATGGGAGATAGGTTTCAATATTGGTTATATATCACCCGAGATGGGTCCAAGTAGTGTAGGTTATAGATTTGATACACTACATAAGCAATTTGATAATAAAGGACTTATGTGGGGCAATGATGATGTGAATAATGAAGAATATAAAAAATACATAGACGAATTGAAGCAGAGAAAGAATAGGTTCATAGTCGCTACTCCAAATGATTTTGATAGAAAGATAACTATTACTAAATTAAGAAATTGGGTTAAGCAATATAGACTTGATGCGATAGCAATAGATGGTATTACATATCTTTCAGACGAGAGAGGCAAGCGCGGTGATAGTAAGACAATATCACTCACAAATATTAGTGAAGACTTGATGGGACTTTCAATAGAGATAGGAATACCTATATTAACAGTAGTTCAGGCAAATAGAAATGGAGTTGTTGATAATGACACAGATGATTTGCCTGAATTGGATAGTATGCGTGATAGTGATGGCATAGCCTTTAATGCAAGTAAGGTTATTGCATTAAGACAGAACAAAGAAGGCGATTTGCTTATGCAGATTAAAAAGCAAAGAAACGGACTTGTGGGTAAGAAGTTAAGTTATAAGTGGAATGCTAATATAGGTGAGTTTACCTATATAGAAGTAGGAAGTAATGAACCGCACGAGCATAGACAACGCAATACCCGTAAAGAAAAGAAGGAAGTGGATAAGGAGGAAATGTTCTGATGAAATATACTACATCTTACGGTGCTATGAATGCAATTTTAGATTGCAATGAGATGATTGAAAAATTAAAGGGCACAAATACATCAAACATACCAAATTTGGATAAGATAAAAATTGTTGAGTTGCTAACTGATTATCGTGATTTGTTAGTAGCTGAAATGAAAGCTACAACATTGGAGGCATTTAAGAACATATGATAATAAATAATGTTCAATTCAATTGTGAGTTGTATGAGATATTAGATGAATTGCAGACACAATTAAAATTGAATGATATTCCACTGATACAGAAGACAATAGATACGAATAATGATATAATGGTACAATGTCCATATCATGGAAATGGACAAGAACGAAGACCAAGTGCTGGTATAAGAAAGACAGATGGATTGTTTCACTGCTTTGCTTGTGGAGAGACACACTCTTTACAAGAAGTTATATCTCATTGCTTTGGTCATTATGATGATGTTTTTGGTAGTTTTGGTTGGAAGTGGCTTAACAAAAATTTTGCAACGGTAGAAGTGGAGGAAAGAAAAGATGTTGAGGTGGATTTGGCGCGTCGTAACATTTCCGGTAAGAGTTCTGTTTTGGACAATCGTAATAATATTAGCATTCCTTTGGTAACAGAAGAAGAGTTAGATAGTTATAGATACACTCATCCTTATATGTATGAAAGGGGACTAACTGATGAAATCATTGACTTATTCGATATTGGATACGACAGACGAACACAATGCATTACCTTCCCCGTACGAGATATCAAAGGCAATTGTTTGTTCGTCGCTCGTAGAAGCGTCAACACAAAATATTTTAACTACCCAGCCGGAGCTGAAAAGCCATTATATGGATTATACGAACTTACCCAAAGATGCTACATTAATGTCGGACAAATGGGAGGAAGGAGTTTTCCGGATATCATAGTATGTGAAAGTATGCTAGATGCATTGACTGCTTGGGTATATTGTAAACCGGCGGTAGCATTGAATGGGCTTGGCAACGAATTACAGTTTAGTCAATTAAGAGATTTACCTTGTAGAAAATTGATATTAGCAACAGACAATGATAAAGCTGGTTTACAAGCAAGAGAACGGATAAGAAAAAATGTAAAAAATAAGATTATAACTGAATATAAATTTCCGGAAGGAGTGAAGGACTTAAATGATTTAAGAGAAGAAGGATTTGATAGGCTGGTAGAAGTTTTTTAACTTTACACACCATTAAAAGTGTTATATTATATTTATGTATGAGGATAGGTAATGAATAAACCTACACGCTTTTATAGCAAACGACAAGAGAATAAGGTAGCAAAAGCATTAGGCGGTAAAAGAACAGCGAATAGTGGGGCAACTAAATGGTCGAAAGGAGATGTAAGAACAGATGAGTGGTTGATAGAATGTAAGACAGCAACAACAGAAAAGAGCTCGTTTAGTATCAAACGACAATGGTTAGAAAAGAATCGTGAAGAAGCATTTGCAATGGGTAAGAGTTATAGCGCATTAGCTTTTGACTTTGGCGATAACGGTAAAAGGTATTATGTAATAGAAGAAAAACTGTTCAAACAATTATTAGATTATCTGGAGGAAGACAATGGCACAAGCATTAGCAATTAAGTACAGACCCAAAACCTGGGATGATGTTACAGAACAGACAGAGGTGAAGGTTATACTTTCACAGCAGTTAGAATCAAATGAACTTCAGCATTGTTATCTGTTTGTAGGTGGAGCTGGTACAGGTAAAACAACATCAGCAAGAATACTTGCAAACGAGATAAACAAAGGAGAAGGAAATCCTATTGAGTTAGACGCAGCAAGTAATAACTCTGTAGATGATATGAGAGACCTCATACAACAGGCACAAACAAAAAGTCTTAATAGTGAATACAAGGTATTCATAATTGACGAGTGTCATATGATAACTGTACAGGGTTGGAACGCAATACTAAAATTGATAGAAGAGCCACCTGCAAAAAGTATATTTATCTTTTGCACGACGGACCCACAAAAGATACCTAAAACTATTTTAAGCAGAGTTCAGCGATATGATTTTAGAAGGATAAGTCAGCAAGGTATTGTTGAAAGGTTGAACTTTATTTGTATATCCGAAGAGATTGTGCCCTATCATATGCCTATTGATAATCCTTATTGGAGTGCTATTGAATATATAGCAAAGATAGCAGACGGTGGTATGAGAGATGCCATAACCCTTTTAGATAAATGCATTGCTTATTCAAAGGAACTAAATCTCGAAAATGTCATTCAGGCATTAGGTACAGTAGATTATGATGTTATGTTTGAATTGACAGATTCATTGCAATATGCAGATACCAAGAAAGATATGATAACTATCGTAGAAGAAATTCATAATAGTGGTAAGGACTTAAAGACATTTCTTAAGCAGTACACGCACTTCTTACTTGATATCCAGAAGTATGCAATAGGTTGTGATTGGAAGTACATAAGTATTCCCGGAGTAGATAAGTATAAAGAATGGTTAGAAAAATGCGGAGATGAAGATTTCGATGTATATCAAAGAATACTTGATTGCTGTTTAAAGTTAAATGCAGAAATTAAGTATTCCAACAACGCAAAGATTGATATTGAAACAGCATTCATTTTACAATACGAGGGTTGATATGGTAGGACAAAAATATCTATTAAGAAAAATTGATAAGCAGATGTATGAAAAGTCATTTCCACGCTTTTCAATCATAGTAGGTCCGAGAGGAAGTGAGAGTGATGAGATAGGTCCTTATGTAGCAGAATATCTCCCAGCTAATCTTATCACTGTCACAGATGTAAAAGTAGACACAATACGAACAATTATACAAGAAGCATATAAAGTAGCAACTACGACGGTATATAACATTGTAGAAGCAGATGGTATGTCTATACAAGCGCAGAACTCACTACTTAAGGTGACAGAAGAACCACCTAATAAAGCATACTTTGTTATGACTTTGGAAGATATATATCATACACTTCCTACCATAAGAAGTAGAGGAACTGTTTATAGTTGTGATATATACACGCAGAAAGAATTATCCGATTACGCAGAAGAGCATTATAAAGATTCACGGTATATAGAATTATGTGATACACCAGGAGAAGTAGATATACTTCATTCAATGGGTATAGATGAGTTCTATGGATATGTTGAAAAAGTTGTGGATAATATCTCAATAGTTGGTGGAAGTAATGCCTTTAAGATAGCTGATAAGATACAGTTTAAAGACACCGATGAAAAAGTTTATGATTTGATACTGTTCTGGAAAGCATTTAGACAACTCTGTTTTAATAATGAACAGTACGAAAAAGCAAGGACAACGAGTATGTGCTTAAACGCACTACGACATAAAGGACTGAATAAAGCAATGCTATTCGATAAATGGCTTTTAGCGATAAGGAGAATACCAGATGGAGATAACTGAAATTAAATCTCATATCCGAGATACTTCATTTAATAAGTTTTATATTTTTTCAGGTCCGGAATGGAAAGTTCAAAGATTATATATTGAGCAAATTGCGAAAGTATCCGGAAAGGAATTAAGATATATTGATTCTATCACAGATATATATGGTAAGAAAGGAAGCAAGATGTTTATTCAGAAATCATATGTATATGTGGTTAGAGATGATAAAGAAATAACGCAAAATGAAAAGATACAAGAACAGATAGATAGTATTATAGGAAATAACATACTCATATTACTACTTACCGCGCCCGATAAGCGTACTAAATTTTATAAGGCATATAAAGATACTATTGTAGAATTTGAAGCGTTAAAACCGGTGGTATTAAAGAAATACATACAGAAGGAAATTAACCTGTCCGATAAGAGTTGTGATAAGTTAATGGAAGTATGTGAATATGATTATGGTAGATGTCTGCTTGAGATTGATAAAATAAAGAGAAGTGATAAATCATTCGAACAGTTATTGCAAAGTGGTGTGATATATCAACCACCAAAGGATGCAATATTTGATTTTGTAGATGCAATACTTGATGTTGAAGTAAATAAGACATTTGATTTATATCAGCAATGTTTAGCAGTTGGCGAAGCAGTCATGGTTATGATAACTGTTTTATACAACAATACAAAAGCAGTATTGCAAGTGCAGAGTTGTAAAAGTAATGATGTATCAAAAGCAACCGGGTTAACAAGTTGGCAGATAATGAATGCTAAAAAACATTTGAACAAAAGACGCATCGGAGAGTTGTTAGACATAATTGAATTATGTCAGGAAGCACAACAAGCAATCGTTACAGGAACGATAGAAGAAGAGTATGTTATGGAAAATATATTAACGAGGATAATGTAATATGGATAAAGAATACGAATTTTGCCTACGATGTGGTAGGAAACTAAAAAGCCCGGAAACACGCTTAAAAGGATATGGGACAGTATGTGAGAAAAAGATGAGAACCGTAGGAAAAATAAGGCTTTTTGAGCCTTTAAAAAAGATTGAAAAAAGATGTTGACATACTCCTAAATGTGTTATATTATATTTATGGTAGCATTAGACAATGTTACAAACTCAAAACACTAGCAAACAGGAGGACTTGAACATGACTTACACTGAAAACGAAATGAAGATTATTGAGACAATTGGTTGGGTACTTAATTACGAATCACTTGAAAGCAACATCGAAGATAATTGCACGATAATTGGACTTGTAGAAGCAAAGAAACAGGGTATTGATGCTAAACAGGCAAGAGGTATTTTTAGTAGCTTGGTAAAGAAGGGTCTTATATGGGATGATGACGATTTACAGCATGGAGACTTTTGGGTAAACGAAAAGGGATTAAGAGAATATTTTAGACTTTTTAGATAAGTCGAAACGGGCAGTAGCCCGTCTACATAGGATGGCAACCTATGTACTGATGATGACAAGCCACTCGAAAAACTTGAAAGGAGGACATACTTTGTATCAGTACAAGAATTGCACTATCGTATATGGCGAAAAAGGTATATTTGTATTTAGCCCAGATGGTGCAATGCACGGACCGTTCAGTACAGAGAAAGATGCTGAAGAGTTCGTAGATAATACAATTGAATAATGGTAACAAGTGGAGGCGATAACCACATTAAAAACACCATACTATAAACACTTGCAAAGGAGGAAACTATGACGACAGTGAAGTATTTATGGCGTGGCGGAGGTGAAGAAAAGGTGGTAAACACTTATCCCGAAGCCGAGCAACTTGTAGCAGAGAAAGGTGGAACATACCAGGTGGTATATGATGAGAAGTTATCACAGGTTGAACCTTACTGTATGAACGGAGCAGCACAAGCAACTGATAGATGGAAAAATTATAAATTTTAATAAGGAGAAAAATTATGTACAAGCATTCACAGAACGGAAAAGTAGTTGTATCAGCAGAACAGGACCCCAAGACAAAGACATACCTTCTTACATTTGATGATGGTAAGACCACTTCTTGTTCACCCAGCACTTTTAAAAGGTACTATAAGAAGATTGATGATGGCATGGAAGAGGAAGCAGTGAAGGGTGATGAAGATACCTGCGCTGATGGAAGAAAGTATTCAGACATTGGTAAAGAGATTGCTGAACAGGCAAAGCAGAAGGTAGAAAAGGCAAAGAAAGAGAAGAAGGCATCCGGGATTGCAATTGAGGAAGCACAGAAGCTTATCACTGAACAGGTTAATAAGGCCGGATATGAAACTGTTATTACAGAGAAGAATCCCAAGACTGTCTGGATACTTATTAGCGCGAAGAAGGCTATGGGTGTTTATGTAGGGACAAAGAAGTGTGTACTTGGTATGCCCGAAGCGATGGTACCGAAGGGATACAAAGCAGACAAGGTAAGAAATTGCCCTATTAGCCACTCATTTGATATTGCTTATGAAGAGATTGATAAGCTTTCAGAGATGCTTGGTAAGGTTAACGCATAAGGAGGAATAGACAATGGCAAGATTTTCAGCAGATGAAGTTGAACACTACGGTGGTCAGGGAGGCGGGGGCTTCTTTGGAATTTCAGAGGATAAGCAGGTAAAGAAGGTTAGATTTATGTATGAGACTACCGATGACATTGAAGGAATGTCTGTACATAGGGTAGAAGTTAATGGTAAAGACAGATATGTGAACTGCCTTCGTGAATATAACCAGCCTATGGATGATTGTCCTTTTTGTAGAGAAAAGATGAGAACTCAGGCAAGACTGTTTATCCCGGTATATAACATTGATGAAGATGCTGCGCAGATATGGGACAGAGGTAAGACAATGTTCCAGACACTGATGGGACAGTGTAAAAGATGCTCGAATGAAGATAACCATATTGTTAATACCATATTTGAAGTTGAGAGAAATGGTAAGCCTAAAGACCCTAAAACAGTATATCAGCTTTATCCCGGAAAGAGAGATGATACTGAACTTGAAGATCTTCCTGAAGCACCCAAGATTCTCGGAGGCTTCGTACTTGATAAGACAGCAGACGATATGGAGTATTATCTTGAGAACGGAGAGTTTCCTCCTACTGAAGATGATGAAGAGGAAGAACCGGTAAGAAGAAGAGACTCAAGAGAGCGTGAAACCTCTCATAGAGACAGTAGACGCAGAACACCGGCAAGGTCAGGAAGACACAATAACGAAGACGAATATTAATAAAAATAATCCGGAAGAAATAGGAGGCGAATGATGACACTTGTTGAACTGCACAATGTAATGGGAGACCGAATCAAAATAACACTTTCAGATGACCTTACTGCTGAACAGAGAACTACGGAGAATGAACAGTCCAAAATAATCATTGATGTTGCAAAACAGATGATTAATAATGGCAAACTCATTCTTGAGTACGAAAAGGCACTTGCGCAGCAGAAAACACTTGAACACTCTGTACTGTCAGAGATGATAGGAGAGTAATTTATGAGTAGACACTTATATACCCAAGCAGAGCAGTTATGGCTTGAGTGCAACTTAAATAAAAGTTGGGAGAGTAGAGATGCATTTGTAAAGGCATTCAACAAAAAATTTAAAACAGATATTTCAGTAGATGCACTTGCCAATTATATTGTGAGACATACTAAAGCTGGGTATATAAGTGTCAAAACTAATGATTGTTTTTATACTGATGAGCAGATTAAGTGGATATGTGAGAATGCAAATGCGATAACATTTAAAAGCATTCAGCATTTTGTTGATACTTTCAATGCTGTATTTGGAACAAATAAGACTAAAGCTGGGATTGCAAAATGGTTGAGTTCAAATAGTGTCAGTGTTAAGACCCGAGTTAAACAAACATTTTCAGAAGCTGGTGATAAATGGCTTAAATCAAATATTCAGAAGTACGATGTTTTTATGGATTTATTTAATGCTTACAGAGACAAGTTTAATGCCGATGTTAATTATGCAAGCTTAGCCACTCACTGTGAGTATTTAGGTATAAAGCAGAGAGTTACAAGAAAAGAATTACGAAATCGTGGTCAGTTTAAAAAGAATGCGCCAAGGTCACTCGGAGAATTGCCCGTTGGAACTATTCGATATAATAGCCAAGGTCGACCTTATATTAAAGTCATGTTATGCAATGGTGCAAGTCGTTCAGTCGATAATCAGAGGCACAACTATAAAGAGCCTTTTTGGAAACCTTTACAGAAGAAGATATGGGAAGATAATTATGGACCTGTTCCTGATGGGTATGTTGTTTGTTCATTGAATGGTGATATAACTGATACCGATGTTAGAAATATTGGTCTTATTGATAAACGAGCCACACCGATAATGTCAAAGCAAGGTTGGTGGACTGACAATAGAGTTATCACAGCCGATGGTGTTCAGTGGTGCAATTTATATATGATTGCTAAAGATAATGGAGTGAAATAATATGGCATTGTTTGAAGTTCCTAACAGAGCAGGTAAAGCACAAGATAAGAAAGTAGCATCTAAATCAAAATCTAAAAAGGCAGCAACCCCTACTATTAAAGGTGGAAATGATATCCTTTCTCGTATAAATCAAATTAAGGCGACAGTAGAAACAAACCTGGGACAGTATAAAGACGAATATCAAGTTATAAGAGAAGAAGAAGTCTTACATGATTTTATCTCTGAGTGTATAGGTAATGGATACATTGCGATTGATACAGAGACTGATGGACTTGACCCTTTACAGAATACACTCGCAGGAATATGTCCTTATACTCATGGACAGAAAAGTGCATATATACCTATAAATCATATATCGTACATAACCGGGGTAAAAGCAAGTAATCAGTTAGCAGCTGATTTTGTTGCAGAAGAGTTCAAAAGATTACTTGTAAAGAAACCTGATATTGATATGTTTAATGCTAAATTTGATATTAGGTTTTTAAGAGCATTTGGTTTATCTGATATTTATTGTACCTGGGATGGATATTTAGCAAGCAGAATACTTAATGAAAATGAACCGCATAAGAACTTGAAGCAGTTGCATAATAAATATTGCTTGAATGGTAAAGGTGACGCTTTTAGATTTGATGATTTGTTTAAAGGTATTCCGTTTACTTATATACCAGCAGATGTTGGGTATTTATATGCCGCGCACGACCCGATTATTACATATGAATTAAATGAATATCAGAGAAAGCATCTCACTGATAAAACAGAGCGTGAAGATATTAAGAATATGTATTGGGTATTTAAAAATATTGAAATGCCTTGCGTTAGTGTTGTAGCAGATATGGAAGACAATGGTATATTGTTTGATAATGACTACGCACACGAGTTATCAGTGAAGTATAATGAATTACTTGAAGAGAAGAAACAAGCATTCTACGACGTGATTAATAATGATGTTACAAATGAAAAGATAGAGAAATATAAAACCAAGCATCCGGATTGCAAACTCGACGACCCGATTAATATAGCAAGTCCCACTCAGTTAGCTATATTGTTTTATGATATATTGAAGATTGAATCGCCAGATAAGAAGTCTCCGAGGGGTACAGGAGAAGAAATATTGAGTAAACTTGATATTCCTATTGCTAAGGCAGTATTGGAATATCGTGAAGTGGCAAAACTTCTATCAACGTATATTGATAAACTTCCTGAGTGTGTTAATCCTAAAGATGGTAGAATACATTGTTCATTTAATCAGTACGGCGCAGATACAGGTAGAATGAGCAGTAGTGACCCTAATTTGCAGAATATTCCTTCTCATAATAAAGATATAAGAAAGATGTTTATAGCAAGTGATGGTTATGTCTTGATGAGTAGTGACTTTTCACAGCAGGAACCTAAATGCCTTGCAGCGTTGTGTAGAAAAGCAGGCGATGAACAGATGTATAATACATTTATGCAAGGTAAAGACTTGTATAGTGAGATAGCATCTAAAGCATTTAACCAGCCTTATGAACAGTGCAAGGAGTTTAACGAAGATGGAACTACTAATAAGGCAGGCAAGGAAAGGCGTACGCAAGCAAAGAGTATATTGCTTGGTGTACTTTATGGCCGTGGTGAGAAAAGTATTGCTGAACAGTTAAAATGTTCCGAGCAGAAAGCAAAGGATATTAAGCAGAGTGTGTTTAAAGGTTTTCCTGCCATTAAACAGTTTGAAGAAGATAGTTTAGCAATGGCAGAAGATTATGGTTATGTAACCACTGTCTGCGGTAGAAAAAGAAGATTGCCTGATATGCAGTTACCACAATATGAATTTCAGTGGAAAGATGGAGCTCCACCAGATGATGATTTACTTGATTTTGATTTTATGAATAAGCCCGAGTATAATACAGATGAAGTTCCGGAAGAAACAATAGATTATTATTGGAACAGATTAGACAGAGCTTTTTATTTTAAAGATAAGCAAAAAATAAAAGAAGAAGCATTAGCTGAAGGCATAAAGATAATTGACAATGGTGGCAAGATAGCAGATGCAACCAGGCAATGTGTGAACAGTCGTATTCAAGGAAGCGCTGCAGACTTAACCAAACTTGCTATGATAAAACTCAATAATAATCAAGAACTGAAGAAGTTAGGTTTTAGATTGTTGATACCGGTACACGACGAAGTTATAGCAGAGTGTCCGGAAGAAAATGTTAAGCAATGTTCAAAGCTGTTAGCTGAAGTAATGAGCAAGGCAGCAGAAGAGATATTAAAAATGCCTATCAAGTGTGATGTATCAGTAACCAAGCAATGGTATGGAGAGGAGTTATCAGTATGACACAAGCGTTTGTTTATATAACCGATACAATGGAGTTTCTTCATTGTTATGAAGATGCACCAAATGAAGTAGCATATTTAAGAAGTCTTCACAGACACTTGGCACATTATAAAGTATCAATTGAAGTGTTTAGTGATGATAGAGAAATAGAATTTATCATTCTTAAGCATAAGATAAAAGATTATATGGTTAATCTACATACAGATAGAAATTGCTCTTGCGAAGCACTTGCGAGAATGTTATTATCATTTATACAGTCTACCTATGGTAAAGATAGGGACATAAAGATTGAGGTAAATGAAGATAATGAAAATGGGGTAGAGTTGGTTTACAGAAAGGAGAACTAATGCTTAAGATTTGGAAAGGTCCAGAAATGGAAGGCACAAACATTGGTATGATGACGATGTTTGTATGTAGTGATAAGGAAGTGGATATAAAAACCATAATATCACTACTTGAACAGAACAAGGATGTTCGTAGAATTTACTTTGGAGCTGGTAGAACAAGGTTTAATGGTGTAGATGATTGGAAGGGAGTTTATGACTACGCATTTAGAAATTCAATTGATATTGTCATTGAAGTTGCATTTGATGAATATCTTGATTTTATAACGCTATATGATAGCCTTGTTACCACCTTCATATTCAGTGCTTACGACTTTCCTTATACATTTAATAACCTGCAGTTCAAAACAGACGACACGAAGGTGGTAACCGTGTATAACGCGGTGGCAAGAACTTCATTGGAAACACTTAAAGAAAATAATCTGTTCACTTGTGATATTATGTTGTTAGAGGAGGAATAAGAATGTTATACTATTTACCGTTGGAACCTTATATTGAGAGATACACCTATTATATGTCATGCGAAGATGGTTGGGCAGAGACTAATTTTAAGAAATATGGTGTAGAGTTTACCAGAGTTGATGGTGATAGACTTGGACAAACTATTAAAGATGGTGTTGTATTAGACGCTTGTGGTAGAAGTTATTACGCAATGTCACAGATAATGAAGATGGTACAGTACATCAATGAAGGTAAGGTAAAGGATAAAGATGTAATTTATGTTGAAGACTTCTGGCATCCCGGTATTGAAAGTTTGTTCTATATTAGACAGCTTAAAGGTATGAAGTTTAAGATAGGAACATTTATACACGCGCAGTCAGTAGATGATACTGATTTTGCATGGGCGATGAAAGATTGGATGCGTCCTATTGAGACCGGATATGGTAGACAGTATGATTTCATTTTTACTTGTTCGCATATACTGAAGCAACTTTGTATTGTAGGCGGTATAGCAAGAGAAGATAATATTTTTCATGTAGGTTTGCCTTATAATAGTTCAAGACTTATTGAGCAGATAAAAGTAGATGGATGGAAAAAGCAGAAGAAGGATGGGTCAGTTATCTTTGCAAGTAGATTTGATGATGAAAAAGACCCTATGTTCTTCCTTGACTTGGTACAGAAGTGTCCGGATATTCAGTTTAAGTTGGTAAATCCGAGAAAGGATAGACCTATTACATCAAACCAGGAAGTGCTTAATAGACTGAATCTTATTGTAAACACTCCCGGAACGAATTTAAAGATTGTAGATACATTTGATAAGATAACATACTACACAGAATTATCAAAAGCAAGTGTTCTTATAAATTGTGCACATCAGGATTGGGTTAGTTGGACACTACTTGAAGCGATTACCTTTGAATGCAATCCACTTTATCCTATTTGGAAAGACTTTGAATATGAACTTAAAGGCAATCCAAAATATCTGTATGAAAAGAGAAATCTGGAAGAGTGTGAGAAGAAGTTAAGATATCTACTGAATGTACAGTTTAATCCAAATGAACTTCGTTATGTTGTAGAAAAGCATGATAACAGTTGGCACGAGTATCTTAAAACGATGGAGGAATTATGATAGGTATAATCAGTTATTTACCAAACGATGATGAGTTGAGAAATAAGCGTGTTGGTAATTGTAAAAAACAGATAGAATGGTTACACAAAGTATTCCCAAACGAATGTCCGGTAGTTGTAGCACAAAACTACCATGAAGATGATAAGGTAACAGAATGTAATGTTGAGTATCTTATGTATGAGAAAGGCATTGGTTCACATAAGGCACGAAATACAATACTTGAGAAGTTCTACAACAGCTCCGACGAATGGCTACTATTATTAGATGACGATGTAGTGACTTATGACTACTATGAGGCTGATAAATGGGTTGCAGATGTGTATTATAGGAAGTATGACAAGTATCCACTGAATATTGTATTAGCTTTGCAGCCTGAAACTTCTCCGTTTAAGGAACTGAATATTAAGAATGATGTAGCACATTATTATACCTTAACTAAAAGCGCGGCAACTAATTGTCCGAATATGATGTTATTTAGACATCCGGATAAGGAACACGAAGTATTCTTTGATGATACAATTGATTTGCTAGCAGAGGATGCGGTTCCAGATGATAACAAATTTATCGTAGAATGTATTCATAAAGGTATGAATGTACATAGAGCAGACTTCTGGATAAAGAAAAGTTTTGATAGGTTGGTTAGTGTTATATATTCAAAAGACAAAGATGAGAATTGGCAGCAGCATGCTAATCTTGGTAAGAATTTAGCTAATTACATCATAAAAACCTATAAGGTTAAAAATGTAGCAGAGTTCAATAAGATATATAATAAGACATTGCCTATAAGAATTGAAAGAGAAGAGGTATATAAAGTTCCCGAGAACTTGTTACCAAAAAAGAAAGTTGAAGTAAACAATACAAAACGACTTTTCTAAAGGAGATGAGATGGCATTCAATTTATACTTCGCAGGACAGCAAGCAAAAGAAATAGATGTATACCTACAAGAAAGAAAAGCACTGCGTTTGTTCTCACAAGTTAATGAACGCAAAGGCATTCAGGATTGGCAGGAAGCAGGATATGCGGATAAGTTGTTTATTGATAGTGGCGCGTTTTCTGTAGCACATGCCGGTAAAACTGTTGACATTGATGTTTATATTGATTATATTAACAGTAATCCTGAAATACCTATATTTGTTGAACTTGATGTTATACCATTCCCGGTACTTAATACAACAACAGCAAAAGAGTGTTGTGAAGCAAGTTGGAAAAATTACCTGTATATGAAAGAGCGTGTAACCAGTCCTTGTCATTTGCTTCCACTTTATCACTTTGGTGAACCTAAAGATGCATTAAGAAGAATACTTAATACAGAAGTGAATGGAAAGTTGCCTGACTATATTGGAATAGGCGGCAGACACGGAGTATCAACAGACCTTCAGGATAAATACTTCCATGAAATATTCGCAATAATACAGAAAAGTGACAATCCAAAGGTAAAGGTACACGCATTTGGAATGACTGTTATAAGACTACTTGAGAAGTTTCCATTTTATAGCGCAGACTCAACTACTTGGCTGCAATTAGGTATTAATGGGAACATAAATACAAAGTCTTATGGTATTGTAAATGTCAGTGAACGAGGACAGTATAACAAAGAAAATGTAAATTCATTTCCAGAACAGGCAAAGCAGGCAGTCATAGAAGAGATTGAGAGTTATGGCTACACACTTGAGCAGGTAGCAACAGACTATAAAGCAAGATTAAAGTTCAATATTGATACGATGCTTAATTGGGCAGAGAATTATGAATACAAAGGACCCAAGAGTTTCGTTTCAAATAGATTATTTTAGAAAGGAGGTTAATTGTTTAGTCCTACCAATTCAAATGAGGATAGTTGTTTATCCTTACCAACTAATCAAACGAAGGAGATTTAAAAGAAATGAAAAAGACAAAAGAAAATCTGTATCTACTCTATATGCTTTTTGGAGTAGCACTTGTAACTGCTAACGCAATCGCTACCAAGGTATTTGATATGGGCTTCACTGTATTTGGTAACGAAGTAACCCTGACAGTAGGTGTTATATGTTATCCGGTAACTTTCCTGGTAACAGATATCATTGGTGAACTTTGGGGCAAAGCAGAATCAAAGATGGCTGTTAAATTTGGATTTATATGTCAGCTGATATCAACAGCATTTATTATAATTGCAAGATATCTGCCAGCAGTAGACCCTGATATGCAGAATCATTATGTTTCACTGCTTGGACAGAATTGGATATTTGTTGTAGCAAGTATGACAGCGTTTGTATGTTCACAGAGTTGGGATGTCTTCGTATTCCACAAGCTGAGAGATGGCTATATTAAGAAGCACGGTACAAGGAAAGGCGGAAGATGGATTTGGAATAACGGTTCCACCATTGGAAGTCAGCTTATTGATAGCGTGATTTATGTTGTTGTAGCATTTGGCTTTGGCTTTGGATGGCTGTTTGATGGAGCTATGAGAGGAATGCTGTTATCAATGATAGTTGGACAGTTCCTTTGCAAAGCAGTATTAGCACTTCTCGATACCCCTATATTCTACCTGCTTACTAATGAGAAGGGAGAAAAGAATGGTACAGAGACCAACGCAGCTTGAGACATTTCAGTTGGTTAACGAGGATAGGGTGATAAGCCCTATTCTCACAACCACAAGAAAATATGGTGATTGGTTTGAGAATACATTTGATGAATATACATCACAGATGGAATTATATCTCAAGTCACGGAAGAAAACAGGTGAGTCTTTATTGGAAAGACATCCGGGAACAAGAATAGGTGCATGGTTTGATTCTACAAAGGTTAATTCAGAGAATTATAAATCATGGTTTATAATGCAAGATTGTCCTATGTTTCACAAACTTGTAAAACTGCAGTTAGCGGAACAACAAGACGCAGTACCTATATCAGTAAATGATAAACAACACCGGAATATGATTAGAGTATATACGACTAATCAAATAGAACTGTACATTAAGACAGTATTGGATAAGAACTTTAATATATCACAATACATAGGAACACCTAAACAGATAAAGGTAAGAAATGTAGACCTCGACAAATTAATTATGCCGAAGGTTGAACATAAGCAAAAAAGACTATTTTAAGGAGGAACAGAAATGAAGCTTTCAATGAAGACAGTGGTACTTCAGGAAATGGTGAGTAAAGCAGTGAAAGGAGCAAGTCAGAATAAACTACTTCCAATCACATCACTTATGGCTATTCAGTTAAAGGATAAGCAGCTCACAATTATCACAACAGATGCATCTAATTATCTTTACATTATGCACGATGGTATAGAAGGTGATGATTTCTATGTAGTGGTACAGGCAGAACAGTTTAGCAAACTTATTTCAAAGCTTACCAGTGAGAATGTCACACTTAATTTTGATAAAGGTGTATTGGATATTAAAGCAAATGGTAATTATAAGCTTGAACTTCCACTTGATGAGAATGGAGAACTTATTAAGTATCCTGACCCGGTAGCTGAAGCAGAACTGAATGGAGAAGTTGTGGATGTTAATCTTGCAACTATTAAGACAATACTTAATACAAACAAAGCAGCGCTTGCAATTACAATGGAAGAACCAGCATATACAGGTTATTATGTTGGAGAGAAAGTTGTGACATCGGACTTTGTAAAGATTTGCGGACTGAATGTGAAGCTGTTTGATGAACCGGTACTTATCTCTCCTGAAATGATGAACTTGCTTGATGTTATGACAGAAGAAAAGATTGGTGCATACATCGAAGATGATGTGATTGAGTTTATCACAAAAGATTGCATCGTATATGGACATAAGATGGAAGGCATTGATGACTTTGCAATTGACGCGATTAATAATCTGCTTGATGAGAAGTTTGAAAGCAGTTGTGAAATTAGCAAGACAGAAATGTTAGCATTGCTTGATAGAATATCATTGTTTGTTGGAGTGAATGATAAAAAAGCAATCACACTCACATTCACAGAAGATGGAATTGATATTTCAAGTAAGCAGTCGAATGGTGTTGAAACAATCAAGTATATTAAGAGTGAAAACTTTAAACCTTATACATGCTCAATAGATATAACAATGTTAATATCACAGATTAAGGCAAATACCGCCGATAATCTCTGTTTACAGTATGGCAACGAGCAGTCCATAAAGTTTGTTGATGGAAAGGTAATTCAGGTATTGGCATTACAGAACGAAGAAAACGAATAAATACAGGAAAATCAAGGATTCCGGGGTACCAAAAATACCCCGGATTTTCCTTCTAAAAAAGATGTTGACATACCTATAAATGTGTTATATTATATTTATGGTAGCAGACATTGTTACACACTCGCAAAACTCAAGGAGGACAACAAAATGAAATCATTAACAAAGACAGAACTTAAGAAGGTAGCACAGCGTGGATTAAGAGTAGTATATGGATTCACAGTTTCCAAGCTTTCCGACATAATTCTTTTAGAAGCTGACGGAGATGGCAGTTATGTAATGTTTGAAGTGAACGGTCACATTTACCAGGTTATGAAGGAGCGTATCTGGATAGGCAATGGGCAGTCAGAAGACAAATACACCGTCAACATTATTGAGGAGGCTTAAATATGAGAACATATCTTTTTCAGAATAATGACAACTCGCACAAGTATCTCGAAGTTCGTAAGTATGCCGATGGGCATTATGTATGGAAGCAGTATATTAGACATTTCGCTCATACTCCTTTTGATAGCAAGAACTATACTGGATGTTCATTGCGCAGAGTGCATCAGGGTACTTGGCACAGAGTTTCAAGGCAGTTGGTTATAGCGGTACTTGAGAACTACCACATAGCAGATGCAGAGGAGGCATAATATGTTATACAGTGAATTCATTGAAGGTACTGGTTGTAGAGATAAGGATTGCAATTATTTGGTATATAAGCGCTTGGAATTAATTTATATGAATGACGAATCAGTAACCAAACAGGATATCTATGAGATGGGTAAGAAGCTGGTTGATAACAGTGACACAGCTGAGCAGATAGCGTTCAAGGAACAATTACAAGCAGAGATAGCATTACTCAAAAATGAACTGAAGCAGTATAGAGCAGAAGTGAAAAGATATGATGAATATTACAAAGCAGACAAGACAGACAAGTTCTGGAAAGACCAGCGTGATTGGAGTAGACATTGCGCAAAGGTAATTCGTAATAAGATAGAAGCGCGAAAGTTGATGTTAGGATAAGGAGGATAGATGATGACTCATATGAAGTGGACTGATAAAGAAGTTTGTGAATGGGCGCTTGAGTATGTCTCGGATAGAGATAATACACTTGAGAAGCTTGAGAAGCGATTTGGCATTTCGCATAGCACTCTTTGGTGGTGCTTTAGAAATAGGCTGAATAATAAGGCGCTTAAGGATAGAGTGTTTAAGCAGTTATATAAGAATGCGCATAAAGGAGGCAGAAGAAAATGAGTGGAAATGTTATAATCACAAGTAGAGAGATTAGACCATATAAAGAAGCACTTCGTACATTAGAGGCAGATTATGTTACCGGGGTCATTGAAAGGTGGTCCCGGAAAGCAAGAGCGAATTACATTGTATGGACATTCAATCATAACAGAGATGCACAAGCGTATGCAAGACAGTTCATGGAGATGGGATTTGAGTTTGTGAGGTGGGAGGTATAAGATGGTAAGGTGGCAGAAAGCAAGAATAGGTTATAAATGGATACTGACAGAATATGGTTTAGAGTTTGCTCGTATTAGAGCGAAGTTTGAAAAGAACTATATACATCGAGGACAGTATGAAGAGAAAGTTCCTACTGCTTGGGTAGAAAATGGTTATGTAAAGGAGACAAAGAAGTATGCCGAGAAACAGTCTTAAAAATGTTATAAGAATGATTGATGAAGCGAAACAGGACTTGCCTGTAGAAAAAGAATTTCTTACTGATTTGAAGCGCAGTATTGAAATGACAGAAGATAAGAATAAGAGAAAAGGCAGTCAATCTTATAAGCCTTCATCAATGAACTGTATTAGACAGATGTATTATATTGTAACCGGGAAGGACGGCGATAGTGAGATAAGCAACTTCGCAGGCATAGGAATATGCAATGCCGGTACAGACATACATCAGCGCATACAACAGGCTGTTCTTGACATGAATACCAACGGTATAGACTGCGAGTATGCTAATGTAGCAGACTATGTTACAAGCAGAGGATTAGATTATCTTGAGATAAGAGAGAAACCAAACTTCAAGAAAGGCAAGTTTGAAACGAAACTGTACCATAAAGATTTGAATATGAGTTTTTTGTGTGATGGAATTATCAAGTATAAAGGTAAATACTATATTCTTGAATTGAAGACAGAGGGAAGCAATAAGTATTGGAACAGAGAAGGAGTAGACCCCGGACATTATAATCAGGGTACAGCGTATTCAGTTGCATTACAGATAGACGAAGTGATATTTGTTTATATAAGCCGAGACATACTTGATATGAAATCATTTATGTTTGTACCTACAGATGAAATGAAACAGGCGCTGGTAGGTAG